ATATCTGTTGCGATGCCCAGCAGTTCCGCTATGTCTGCAAAGCCCACGGGGAGTACATGGGCTGCTACTTTTGCACATTCGACTACACAGAGCCTTGCGGGTGCGACGAATGAGTAAAAACCCAACAGAGAAAGAACTTAGGGCTAGGGGTTATATGACCCCTGATCAGTTTTTAGAAAGGCTTCTGCCCGGACTGCAGCAATACCTTTACTCAGCATCTGGCGATGATCTCTCCCATCCAGAAGACTTAGTCTCTAACACGCTGGCTTATATTGAAGTTGCCTATCTTGTAATTGGTGACTTTGGAGCAGGTCCAGAGAAGAAGCTAAACCACAAGACAATTGAAGCCATTATGAAAGCGACTAGGGGTATAGGATGATCCAGTTCTCATATTTCTGCTCTGAATGCCCTTCAAGTGCCAGAGGCGTTGTAAACAACAAAATGTTCCTAGACAAGGACGATTGGTGCTATGCCTGTGGAGCTGCTTGGGAGAAAGTTATTATAGATAGAGCAGATTTACTAAAGACTGCTTAGATGTGATATTCTATTTCTACATTCAATGTACATCTACATAAGGAGTAAAAATGGATTCTATCCACCTTTTTAATTACGATTCAGAAAACCCTAAGTCAATCAATTATGGCCAGTTTTATTGGGGAATTGTCTTAGAGGACTCTAGGCTCATACATGTCAACGCAGATAAGATGGTTGTCACGGACACTGGAGATCTAATAGCAATATCAAACACCAGACAGCTTGAAACTGAATCTGGAAACATTATCAGAGCACCTAGAGAACCTATGCCTTTACTTGCCTTGGCTTCTGGTCGCTGGTTGTCATATTACGCAGCTTCAGCTCTTACAGGAGAACCTGTCGGTTTAGATAACTCTACTAAGTACGAGGAACCTATAACACCTAAGAAATAGCGTTGTACGCCTAACAGTCCTAAGAAAGGGATACTATGTCAAAAACACTCAATACTGAAGAACTTCTTAATTTATTAGATTCACTTAGCTTAAAAGCAAATTACGAGATAGCTGCCCTTACTTGTGCAAAACAAGCAATTCTTTCTCTAAATGTTAATCCAGAAGTTTCACAAGTTCTTGCAACTTTATCTAATACCTACGCTACTCTTCTTGTGGCAAAAGCTACTAATGAAGATGTCATTGAATAGGTTGTACGCTTAAAAAAGTAAAAATCGTTCAATATGAAGCTTATAAAACACCCTAAAAGCTGTACATACTTAAGTCTAAGTCTGTACATATGGTAGGCTTATTTACACGGGGAAAGACCCCAGAAACGAGGAAATATGGACATCAACTGGAAACTGCCATTTGAACTGGCATTTCAAATCTCACTATGGGCAGTAGGTTGGGTTTTGGTGGCAATCGTCTGCATCATCACTTTTGCTGCTTTTCTTGCTATTGCTAAGGCTTCAATGACATTCTTTAAAAAGAGCGACGAAGCAGCAGCCAAGGCTAAGGCAAGAGCAAAGCTCCGTTCTGTTAAGACTGGGGAGTAATTGGACCTCACCTTTAGATCAGATGTAGTTGTCGAACTTGTAAAGCACAGTGCCTCAGATAACGACGTGGCTTTTGCTGCAAAGGTATCTACCCAAGGAGAGAGATCGTTTAACTCGACAGAGGGAGACGAGAAGCTTGCTGGCTTGATTAACTTCCTAGCCAGAGAGCGTCACGGATCCCCCTTCGAGCACTCTGTCTTTACCTTTTATGTAAAAGCCCCTATCTTTGTTTGGCGTGAACATATGCGCCATCGAATGGCTTCTTACAACGAAGAGTCAGGTCGCTATCGAGTATTGGAACCAGAGTTCTATGTTCCAGATAAAGATCGCAGACTTGTCCAAGTTGGCAAGACTGGAGCCTATACTTTTGAAGAAGGCAGTTCAGAGCAAATGGCTATCACTATGGTTTCCTATAGGAGAACCTGTAAAGAGGCTTATGCCAACTACATGGATATGTTAAACGCAGGAGTGGCTAGAGAAGTGGCTAGAGGAGTTCTTCCAGTCAATATCTACTCTTCTGCTTATGTCACTATGAATGCCAGAGCTTTGATGAACTTCCTTTCTCTACGAATGACTGCTGAAGGATCTCATTTTCCAAGCTACCCTCAGAGAGAGATCGAGATGGTTGCTGAAAAGTATGAGGAGATCTTTAAAGAGATTATGCCTCTAACCTACGAGGCTTTTGTGAAGAATGGAAGAGTAGCTCCGTGAGTGAAGGTATTGCCTATTGCTATGCACGAGTATCTACTCAAATGCAAGCAGAGGATGGCATGAGTCTTGGTGCTCAAGAGAAGCAACTTATTGCTGCAGCAGAGCTAGCAGGATATGAAGCTGTCATCCTTAGAGAAGAAGGTCGTTCTGGTAAAAGTATTACTGGTCGCCCTGTTCTACGACAAGCTTTAGAAGACTTAGATGCAGGAAAAGCTAAAGCACTTTTTGTAACCCGTCTTGATCGCCTTGCTCGTTCTACTCGTGACTTCTTAAGTATTGTTGATCGCTCACATAAGTATGAATGGCGTTTAGCGTTACTAGATCTTGGTTTAGATACTGGAACTTATCAAGGAAGATTTGTTGTAACAATTATGTCTGCAATGGCTGAGATGGAGCGTGGAATGATTTCCATGCGTCAAAAAGATGTTCACAAGGACAGAAGAGACAATAAAAAGGTTTGGGGAGTTGACTTAGGACCACTTCCACAAGTAGAAGAAAGCATTAGAGAAAGAATACTTTTAGAGAGAGATGCAGGTCTTTCTTATAAAACTATTGCTGATAACCTAAATAATGAAGCAATTCCAACAGTACAAGGCGGAGCTAAGTGGTACGCATCCACTGTACGACATGTTTATTTAAGGAAGCAAAACGCTTAGTTTATAATTAGTTACGCAGGTTACGGACACTAACTTGCACTAACTATTGGCCCTACGCTGGGGGTTTACTAAGTGCGTCCTCGTTTACGCAAAGTTAAAGTAAGGATTGGCGCTAAAGCCATCTCTTACATTCTTGCTGTCCCAATAACTTCTGTAATTTATGGGATACTTAACCCATCAGCCGCTATCGCTGAGGACGTAGTTCCTCAAGATCAAGGAGGTACTGGAAACACTAATGCAGTATCCAGTGCGTCGTCGGAGGTGATCCCAACAGACACTTCAGTGGTACCAACGCAAGGTCCACTAGCTGAAGCGTCAACTGCTGTAGCAACGGCAGAGTCTACTGTAACAACACTAGAAACAAAAATCACTCAAATTGCGGAGGTAGCATCATCGATAGCTCAACCTTCCACAGTCGTCACACAATCTGTTGAAAATGCAACTAGCTCAGTAGCATCAGCAGATACTAATACTCAAGCAGCAAGTACAGCAGTTGTAGCAGCAGAAACAGCGGTTGCAACATCAGAGGCTGCAAACCAAACTTTAACTGAAGCAACAGCCACAGTTGTATCCCAGACAGCAGTAGTAGCGCAAGCAACCACAGCGGTCTCCACAGCTGAGGCAGCAGTAAATACTGCAACAACAACTTTTTATCAAGAGAATGCAAATCTAGGGACTGCAACTTCTACACTTTCCACTGCTCAAACTACAGCAGCAAATGCAGCAGCAGAGGCAGCAACAACAAATACAACTACAACAGTTACAGAAACTTTTGCTAATAACACTACTAGCGTTGTAACAATTACTGCTAATGAAGTTTCAGTCACAACAACACCAACCAGTAATGTATCAATTAGTGGACCTTGGAATACACCTCAAACAGCTGGTCCAGCTCTTGTTCTTATGAACCCAACTAATGATGTTGTTATCAATGTAAATCCTTCAGGTCAGGGAACTGTTACTTCTGTGACTATGGGCGTGTATGCCAAAAATGGCGATACAACTATGACTGCAACAAATGCAGATGGAACAACTAATACAGAGGTAATCAACAATAACGTTTCTCAACAGACACAAGCAATTCAATACACTTCAACAGAGACTGTTACTGGAACAAACATCCAAACAGTTACTATCACAAAAGACAATGATTATTATGTTGTAGACAATATTGCTGTAACAAAAACAACATCAGATCCTGCTCTAGTAGCAGCAGCAGAAGCAGCAACTGCTGCTCTTGCTTCAGCACAGGCTGCCCATGACGCACAGCTAGCAGTTCGTGATGCATCTCATGCAGCGTGGGGCGCAGCTCACGTTGCTGCTAATGCTGCTCAGGCAACTCTTTCTACAGAACAAACAACTCTTGCAACTTTACAAACAACGCAAACTATTGCTCAAACAGCTGTAGATACAGCTGAGACAGCGGCTACAGCTGCTACTACAACTGCCGTTGCATCAGTGGAGACAGCAGTCACTGCTGTAGCAGAGGCAGTAGTTGCAGTTGCTGAAACTCAGATCGTTGTGTCTGCAGCAGCAGTAGAGACTGTTTCTAATACACTACAAACAGTAGTTACTTCTTCAGACGCACTACCACTACAAAAGCCAGAAATAGTTGCAGTAGTTGATGCTGCTGTAGATGCAGTGGTTGAAGCTCAAGAAGCAGTTGAAGCAGCACAGACTGCTATGCAGACTGCAGTGACTTTAGCAGAAACAGCCCCTACAGTTGAAGCAGCAACAGCAGTAGTTACAGATAAAACAGAGGTTTTAGCACAAGCGCAAGCAGCAGTAGATGCTCAAGAAGTTGTTGTTGCTGCTGCAACTACAACAGAAGCTACTGCTCAAGCAGTAGTCGATGCTGCTACATCTTCTGGACTAAAGGTAGAGGTATACAGCGTTAATGGGCAAAACAACGCTCCAACTCTTCCTACAAATGCTGTCCCTATCCATACCACTATAGATACAAACGGAATTAATGAGCAGTGGGGTAGCGGAACAGTTGCTGGCTCATACCGTAATGAAGATGTAGTTGTTAAATACACAGGTAACTGGACTCCTGAAACAACGGGGACTCAGTATCTTCATGCACCAGCAGATGATGGCACGAAGCTTTACCTTGATGGAGAGCTTGTTATAAATGACTGGTATGACAAAGGTGGTGGCGGCTCTACAGCCGATGTAGAAACAACTGCTGGAGTAGGGAAAGTCTTTGAGTTTTGGTATTACGAAAATGGTGGCGGAGCTTCTGTAGCTTTAATGCGCTTTACAGATAATGGATGGGAAGTAATTCCAGGTTCAGAATTTACTACTACATCTGCCACTCCAACACAGCTAGCTACTTTGGCAGCAGCAGAAACTGTTCTTACTCAAGAGCAGGATGAACTTGAAGTTTTAGATTTAGAGGAAGATGTTGCACAGCAAAACCTAGTAGGAGCACAGCAGAATTTAGTTGTAGCTGAGCAAGCAGTTCAGGCTATGGATACTGCAGTAACCCTAGCTCAGACAGCAATTACAGAGACAGTCGAAGCAATAGCAGCTGTACAGACTGCACAAACAGTTGTAGCGCAAGAGGTAATTCTTCAAAGTCCAATTGGGGCACCAAGTAATGTTGTTGTTACTCAACTGAGTAGTGGTGACATTCAAGTCTCATGGGATCCACCAACAGGTGTAATCACACCAGAACGTTATGCAATCTCTTGGTCTATAGGAGGTAGCGGTTGGGCTGTAGCGACTGGTAACCCAGGAGATGCTAATGCTCTGAATACAAGTATTGTTCTTTCAGCAGCTTTGTTTGAAACTACTGGCGGATTAGATAATACTTATCAAATAAGCGTTAGATCAGATAATGATTCATTAGCCAAATACTCAGAGATAGTTGCTACTCAAGTTTTTGTTGACGATCTAACTCCTCCACCTCCACCTCCTCCTCCTGTAGAACCAGAACCAGAACCAGAGCAGCCACCTGTTGAACCTCCTGTAGAGCCAGAGCCTCCAGCAGAAGAGCCACCTGCTGAAGAACCACCTGCAGAGGAGCCACCTGCTGAAGAACCACCTGCAGAGGAGCCTCCAGCAGAAGAGCCACCTGCTGAAGAGCCACCTGCAGAAGAGCCTCCTGCAGAGGAACCTCCAGCAGAAACTACAGAAGAAGAGATTGATGCTGCTGTAGAAGATGTTATTAGTGATGGCAAGTTGAGTTCTGCTGATGCTGAAAAAATTCTTGATGCTCTCAATGCAGATGGTGAAGTTACTAAAGATGAAGTTAACAATCTTTCTGAGGTTTTAGCTGCTGATGGAAAACTAACAGAAGCTGAAAAAGATCTTGTTGCAGACGCCCTTATTGAGTCAGTTGCACCCGGTGAAACTTTAACTAAAGAACAGATCCAAGACGCTGGAATCGGGTACGAAGACCTACCTGCAGAGACCCCTGTTGAGGTACGTCAAGATGAGAATGGTAATGAGATTATCATTATCGCTGAGGTAGCAGCAGCGCTAGAATTGATTGCTGATCCAGGCGCATTGGTAGATGCAATATTTACTGACCCTTCACAGGCGCTACTTGCACTTACAAGTCTTGGTGCAGATATGTCTGAAGAAGAACGTGAAGAAGCAGAGAAAATGGTTTTGGCTACAGTTGTTGCAGGACAGGCAGTAGCCGCTGCTGTAACTGCAGCAGGAGCAGCTACAGGCGGTACTGGATCATCTAGCGGTGGTGGCAGTGGCGGTGGGTCAGGCGGAGGAGCTCCGTCTGGAGGATCAGCAACGAGAAGGAGAAAGCCATGAAGGACTTCCTAAGAGATGTCATTGATCAGGTCTGGACCTTGCTAGGCATGTTTATTGCTTGGCTAGTTCTTGATGGGTCTGCAAAGACAATCGTAGGCTATGCCATCATTTTTGCGATGGTTGTCTGGTGGGCTACATACCCACTTCGCAACGCTCGTGACGATGACGAATAACCCTATTTGACTTATCCTACTACTTATGTCTAGAATAGACTCTGACACACGCCAGAGACATAATCGGAGACATAATGAACGCAGAGCTTGTACAAGAATATAAAGCAAAGATTGAACCGATCCTGCCTTTAGCAAAGAAGGCTTATGGATCAAGAGAGCAACAAACACCAGCTCACAACGCAAGTCGTGAATATACAAGACTTCTTATTGAGTTTCATAAGCGTGGCGGAAGCCTTCCAAAGTTAGCTAAAGAACTTAAGGTTGCTTACGCAGGTGTGCGTCGTCGTGTAGTTATGGATGATGTGGCAGTGTCAAGAGAAAAGACATCTATTCGTCTAACACCAGAACAAGTTCAAGAAGCAGCAAAGCGTGTAATTCAAGCAAAGAATGAGAGCGTGGATTCGTATCACGACCAACTTGCTAAAGAATATCAGTCTGGAATTTCCCTTTCTAACCTTGCAAAAGCGATGGGTCTAAGTTCGGCTGCACCTCTATACTATGGAGTACAAAGAAGTCTTCAGCGCATAGGTTAGGTAGTAATGGCTAAAAGCATGATGGAGCACATTGCTCTTCTTCCAGAAGAAGAACGCAATGCAATTCTGGCTGATCTTGATATGGAAGCCGTCAAATGGGATTGGCGAATGTGGGGTCGACCAGAGCAAATTGCTCCTGATGGCGATTGGAATATTTGGATTTACCTTGCAGGACGTGGAGCGGGTAAGACCCGCTCTGCGTCCGAATGGGTAAGAGAGCAAGCAAAATACACAACAACAGGTCAGCGTCGCTTTGCACTCGTTGCTCGTACTGCAGCAGATGTTCGTGACGTTATTGTTGAAGGTGAATCAGGAATTATGAATGTGACGCCACCAAGTGAGCGTCCACTATATGAACCATCGAAGCGCCGACTGACTTGGCCTAATGGAAACACCGCAACTTGTTTTACTGCTGACGAACCAGACTCTCTCCGTGGTCCGCAGTTCACACACGCTTGGGGAGACGAAATTGCAGCTTGGCGTCAAACTCCAGATGCCGCAGGTATGACAGCTTTTGATAACTTGCGTGTTGGTACTCGTCTTGGATCATCTCCACAGATTATGGTCACTACAACACCAAAGCGTGTTCCACTTCTTTACTCACTTATGTCTGAAGCAGAAAAAACTGGCAAGGTAGTAATTAGTCGTGGTAGCACAATGGACAACGCTGGAAACCTTAGCTCAACATATCTTGACACAATCACTGGTGTTTATGCGGGAACTAGACTTGCTGCTCAAGAACTTTATGGTGAGATGCTTTCAGATGTTGAAGGTGCATTATGGACTATTGAAATGATTGAAGCTTCGCGGCATGGAGTTCTTCCACCGCAAGCACCGTTGCGTGTTATTGGTGTTGACCCGTCAGTTGCAGAAAATCCACGAGACGAATGCGGAATTGTTGTATGCGCTGCAACAGCTGATAGAGATTTATATAAGCGCCACGCTTGGGTACTTGAAGACGCAACAGTTCATGGATCACCTGAAGTGTGGGCAAATAAAGTTGTAGAGATGGCTCGTAGATGGGGATGTCCTGTAGTTGCTGAAGTAAATCAAGGTGGAGCCTTGGTTCGTCAAGCAATTAATGCTATTGACCCAAATGTTAAAGTTTTAGAAGTTCACTCAAAATACGGCAAGGCATTGCGTGCCGAGCCAACAGTTCTTGCATATGAGCAAGGCCGTGTTCACCACATTGGATATTTAGCAGATCTTGAATCACAAATGACTGCATGGATTCCAGGAGACACAAAATCTCCAGACCGTGTGGATGCATTAGTGCACGCACTTACCGCATTGATGATTAAACCACCTGAAGGTTTTACTGGTGGCCGCATCACCGCAAAGTCTCCATCTGCAAGACGACTACCGCCATTTAGAGGTGGCGGAGGTGGTGGAGCTAGAGTGTTTAGTCCTAAGGGTTAGACAGTTTTCTTTTAGCAGCAAGCTCTTCAAAGTTTTTAACTTTTGTATCTCCTAGATATCCCCAAGCATATCCGTCTGCAACAAGAGCTTCGTTAACAGATTTCTCTGCTCCATCTAAAAAGAGCCAGCCAAGAATACGACCGTACTTTTCTGAGCTATCAGGTAGCTCTGTTCTGATAACGATAACTTGAGCTTTTGAAAGAACATCTTTTAGACGCTGCTTAGATTCAAGACCTAGAGCTTTTTCTTTTTTATCTGTAGTTCTTGACTCGGGGGTATCAATACCAGCAAGACGAACTCTCTGAGAATAGGAAATATTGAAGCCAAGATCTAGCTCGACATCGATAGTGTCGCCATCGACGACCCCTGTAACTTTCTTTACACGATATTCATACATATCATAAAAGATACAGGAGTCTAGAAATGGTGATTATCTATTAAATCTTCCCACTTCCATCCAATTAACATCTCCATGGAGGTTGGTAATAGGTACAGGAGCTGGAGCCTTATACATTCCGTGAAGTACAGCATTAGCACCGCTGCCCTCCACTTTGAGGTTACGCTCACGAAGCTTACGGTCAAACCCAATCTGAGTAAGAGGACGCTCTCCACGGTCCTCACTCCAGTTACGGTAGTGAAGGAATAGAGCTTTAACTAGGATACTTGTACCTTCAGCCTTAACAGTTTCTTCATCTAGGAACAAAGCAATTCTGTCTTCATTCTTACGATACATCTCCGCTGCTTCAGATACGACCTTACACCAGCCAAGGCCGTCTCTTTGACTAGAACCGAGCACTTTTATTGCACCTTCTACTGCCCAAGAGAAGATAGCTGGGAGACCACCTTCTGGATCAAATAGATACTCTTTCAAAGTAGGGTCAGAGTGCTCTGGAGTTTTTAACATAGGAATTGGTCGAATACGACGCCACATAGCATCATCTGTGATGATTGGTCTGTGGTTAGTTGTAATCCACATCTTAATCTGTGACTTAAATGTAAATGGCTTTTCTCCTGGAGAACGAGCAGTAATTTCTTCTGAACCAGTTAGTTTCTTAACTGCGTTTTCTTTTAGACGTTCATTGTCTGGAAGCTCATCTACCCAAGCTAGTCTACGACCACGCATTTCAGCCCAGTGGTAGAGATCCGTATTATGACTTGATCCACCATCTGCTGAAAGAACTCCAGAATCCATAGCATATGCATACTGACTACTGCCTAAACATTTAACAATGGATTCCACCAGTGTGTTTTTACCAGAACCAGCAGGTCCATACACTAAAAACATAATGTCGTATTGATTATGGCCTGTCATCGAGTATCCGACAGCACGCTGAATCCAATCCTGATATTCCTTATCTCCATCAGTTGCAAAATCTAAAAATTGTTGCCAACGCATATTGGTCAATCCTCGAGTGTAAGCAACTGGAGCACGCTTTGTGATGTAAAGATCTGGACGACCTTTTAGCAACTCACCAGTGCGAAGATCAACCACACCATTTAAAGTTCCAATTAAATTAGGATCCTGATCCCACTTTTCGACATCTACACGAATTCTTGGATCTGAGTTTGCATTTTTTATTGCAGCTTTAAGTCTTCCTTCAGATTTAGCTTGAGCAGCCCACGCAATGACTGGAGCTTGAGCAGATTGATCCCACTTAGCAACTTCAGTAGCAATCAAAGCACCAAGTTTTTTAGCAGTCTCTTGCATGTGAAGATCTTCTACGTCAGGCTTCCAGTAACCATTACTCCATACAAACCAACCAAGACTTGGTGTGTATCGAAGTGCTTGACCGAAAGAGTCAATTAATCTACGACCATTACCTGTATCTGATAAAGAACGGCCCTTCCAATCAGGACCTCTATCCTCTTCTCTTACTGCGTCTACATCTACTACAGCTCCCATATTTTTATTAGAGGAGGCTTCTTCTAGAGACATTCCATCTTTAATTGACTCATAGATTCTTCCACCAATAGTTCCTTCTAAACTATATTCATCATTTTCAGAAGAATAAACGTTGGAACTTTGCTCTTGACCAGGATAAACAACACCCGTAAGTGCAGCTAACTCTCCAGTATTAGAAGCTTGTTTTTCTCTTTTAGTGTTCTCTGTCATTAATCGAGCATGCTCAGAAGCACCAGGCCAGATCTTGTCAATTATGGGATTTTTCTGAACAAAATCAATCGCTCTCTCGGTATGCATGATTACGGAGTTAGGTCCATCTAACGGCATTGGAGGACGAACCTTCTCGCCATTAAACCGAATCATAAATGAGATAAGAGCTTCACGACCCACAGGTGTGTGCACGGGGAATTTATTTGCAAGAGAGCATGCAAGTTGGAAAAGCTTTACAGCTCTCTCACCCTCATCAATTCCTTCGTTAAGAATTCCATCTACATCAACGCCTTGACTGATAGAGTCTTCAAGAAGTGAGTCCCAGTCTGCTGTTTGATATCTGCTACTTCCAGAAATTTTTCCTCTTTTTCTAAGAGGGATAAGTAGTTCTTCTGGTGCTTGTGCAATAGGTATAGTCCAAGGTTCTTTTCCTTCTACCCACTCATATGTAATTCCAGAGAAGTGACGAGATGGAGCAATAAGAACATAGCCGTTGTGCTTTACGTCAATACCTTTAAAGCCAAGCTTTGAAAGATTTCCAATTAAATCTTCATTTTCATCGCACTTATAAAATAAATGGCGACCACGAATAATTTTTCCATTAACTTCGTATTGTCCTGTAGTCGCTTCTACAGTTGGAGGAAGCGCTCCCTCTACATATGCTTCAAACTTGTCATATGCAAGATCTCCACCAGATCGTGGATCGATATCAATTACAAGAAAACCAGACGACTTACAGTTGACACCAATATTGTATTCAGGGTTTGTTTCCCACCATGTATACACCTTTGCAATATCAGAACTAGATTCAACGTTCCATGCATTAATTGCTGGGTGTTTTCCAATATCTTTGGATTCCATGTGAGACTGACCGCATGTACAACGACCATCAACGATGCCGTGACAAGGAAGGATTTCCCAACCATTTGCTGCATACCAAGCAGTGGCTTTCTTAAATCTATCGGCGTTTGTTGTCACTGATGAATCCTCTCCCTATGTCTATGGCGGCACCTTATCAATAGAACCGCAATAGGTAAAGCACCCAAGTTCTAGTATTTTTTGGCGTAGAGCTAACTATACAACATAGGCATCCTAGAGTCTATATATGCTCAAAAGCAGTTATACTATATTCACTATATATCTCTATATAGTCTAAATTGGTCTGGAGATCTTCCGTGTCTGATATGTCTGTGCTCACTACGATTATGTTAGTTATCGGTACTATCACAGCCGTAGGCGCTTTCATGTTCAGCATGTATAAAATTGCTAAAAGGGTAGACCAAGCAATTGGAGTAGATGCACAGGGAAAAACCCTTTCTGAGCGTATGTCCAGAGTAGAACACCAACTTTGGGAAAATGGTGGAGGGTCGCTAAAAGATCAGGTAAATGACGTACAGAAGTGTCAGACAGAAATGAATGCCAAGATGGGTGTTATTGAAGGATTGCTTTTAGCAATGGTTGAACCTAAGCCAAAAAAGGCTCGTAAAGCAAATTTAAATATTGTAGAGTAGAAATAATAGATTTTTAAAGCACTTTTATTTTAAGTGCGACACGCCAGAAACTCAATATAGCCATACCGTAAAAGTAATGGTAATGTTCTCTGTTATCTAACCTGTCAAGTTAAGTTCTACTTTAGGGTTAGTACAAACCTACTTTATAGGAGAGATATTGTGAGTCTGGCAGATAAGTTAAAAGAAGCAACTAGATCAACTCCAGGCCTCCCTTGCGGTGTGGCAAAGCTTATGACAACTCTGAATGAGGAAGATAGAAAGGCTTTGGAGATTGTCTTTTCTACTAAGTCGGTCAGTGGGACCATCTCAAATGTTCAGCTACACGAGCTGTTTTTAAGCGAGGGATATAACGTAGCTTTTGCCTCTATAAGACTTCATAGAGCCCAAAGGTGTCGTTGCTATGTCAGTCGAGACGCCCAAAGAGCAGCAGCGGCTAAGGATAAAAAATGACTCAGAAAAAAGATAGCCCTAAAATAGATTCGACAGAAGAATCTAAAGCTTCTTTAACTCAAAAACTAGTTGACCTTGTGAGTCCCGGAGTAGTTGGATCTGATAGAAGAATAACGAAGACTCCCGAGAATTGGACTCCTAATTTAGAGCTAACTCCAGAAGGTGGAGTTTTGACTTCTACTGCAAAGCCAGTAAATAACATGCCAGAGGCTAGAGACCTCCTCATCGAGTTTGGTCTTAACCCAGATGAGTGGCATGTAACCAATCTTGGTATGTCTAGGTGGCAAAGATATGATGGAGAGCTTCTAGAATCAAAGCGACTCAAGCTTGTCCCACTTGCTGCTCTAGCAGAGGATAAAGCAGATGTAGAGGCTATCTGTAAAGAGATATCTAAGTGGAAGCCGCAGAAGCCTACTGAGTCTATTACTGGCCCTCTTGCTTACCTTGTGGTTGTTAGTGACCAGCAGATTGGTAAAAAAGTAGGGGACTCTGGTACAGATGACATTGTCCAAAGAATTTTAGATACAACATCAGAAGCAGTTCAAAGACTTAAAGATTTACGGAAAATTGGTAGAGCCATCGGGACTATTGTTCTTGCTTTGCCAGGCGATCATGTTGAAGGAAATGTATCCCAGAACGGAAGACTTCAAGGCCAAGCGGCATCTGACCTAGGTATTACAGAACAGGTACGAGTTGCACGAAGAGTCCTTTTAGCTCAGATTAAGGCTTTTGCCCCCCTTTGCGAAGAGCTCATTGTTCCAGTTGTAAATGGAAACCATGACGAATCTACTCGTCAGGTAGCAGCAGATCCAGCAGATGGATGGAACACCGAAATTGCTAGCGCTGTTCAGGACATCTGCGCCGAGGTAGATAGTCTTTCTCACGTCAAATTTAGATACCCTGCTAAGGGAAATCAGAATCTATCTATCAACATCAACGGTGTAATGCTTGGACTATTCCACGGTCATCAGATGGGCGGAGTTAACCCGATTAAATATCTAGAAGGTCAATCTTTAGGTATGACTGATCTAGGCCAATGCGACGTTTGGGTTTCTGGTCACTTCCACCACTACCGTGCTATGGACATTGGACAACGCTTTTGGGTCCAAGCTCCAACTTTAGACGGAGGATCTAACTGGTTTAGAGATAAAAAGGGTCTGGATTCGCATCCAGGATTACTTACAATGGTTATTGGAGAGAATCACGACCCAAGAAAAGACCTTAGTATTATCCGTACCTACCGAGCCTAGATACGGTATTCTAAAGGTCAATGTTTTGAAACTACCGTAAAATAAGACTTGGTCCAAATAGGTGTTACCAGTGCACCTTTTTATTCAAGTTTTGATGACATGGAGCGCCAAATATGCCCTATTCTAATGATGTCAGCGTAAGGACGGTCTTTGGGCAATACCTAAAGAGCTCTGGTCTGGCTGCATCTGGAACAGTTACATTTACGCCATCTAGTCGTATTGAAGATGCAAATAATGCAACAATTCTTTCTACTCCAATTACTGTAACACTTAACGCTACTGGTCAGTTTACAGTTAGTCTTCCATGTACAGATGATTTAGATTTAAGTCCTCGCGGTTGGTATTACACCGCAACAGTTCGTATTCGTGGCGCTCGCCCATATTCTTTTAGATTTTATTTACCAGTAGGGAACGCATCAAGTGTAGATATTACAAAACTTGACACGGTTGAGCCTGTAACTACATCTCCTTTAGGAACAGATATCCCTCGTGGATTGGCTGGATCTCAAGGACCACAAGGCCCAACAGGACCAGCGGGACCTGCAGGTGGGCCAACTGGAAGTACGGGACCTACAGGTGCAACTGGTGCAACTGGTCCCGGCGTAACTGGTCCTACAGGCGCAACTGGTGCAACAGGAGCTGCAAGCACAGTAACAGGTCCCACTGGTGCAGTTGGCCCAACTGGTGCAACAGGTGCGACGGGTGCAGCTTCTACCGTAACAGGCCCAACTGGTGCAACTGGTCCAGCAGGTAGTTTTGGTGGAGCAACATTTGACTATACCTTTGCTACCAACACAACAGACTCTGATCCAGGATCTGGAAAACTTAAATTTAACAATGCAAGTCTTTCAGCTGCTACATACATGTTCATCGATGATGAAGCAGATGGAGCAATCGATCTCCAATCTTTCTTACGCACAATTGATGACTCAACAAGCACACTAAAGGGACACTTCCGCATCGCTCGTAAGTCTGATGCAAACTATTTTGGTTTATTTACAATCACTTCTGTTACAGAAGATACTGGTTATTTTAAAGTCAATTGTGCATATGTATCTGGTTTAGCAGATAGCTTTAGTGCAAATGATGACATCATCATTACTTTTGCTCGCACAGGTGATGTTGGTGCACAAGGCCCGACAGGTGCAACTGGTGCAACTGGTGCAACGGGTGCGACAGGTGCTACTGGTGCACCTTCTCAAGTTACAGGTCCAACAGGTGCTGTTGGTGCAACAGGTGCAACTGGTGCAACTGGAAGCGCTGGTGCAACGGGTGCGACAGGTGCAACTGGTGTTGCAGGTCCTACAGGTGCACAAGGCGTTAAGGGTGACACAGGAGATGTTGGCGCTACAGGTGCTACTGGTGCTGCAGGTCCAACTGGTGCTACAGGTGCGGCAAGCACAGTCGCTGGTCCAGTAGGTGCAACTGGTGCAACTGGTGGAATTGGACCTACAGGTAATGCTGGCCCTACAGGTGCAACAGGTGTAGCTGGCCCTACAGGTGCGACAGGTGCAACAGGTGCAACAGGTGCTGGTGCTACAGGCGCTACAGGTGCTACTGGTGCTCAGGGTGTCAAGGGTGATACAGGAAATACTGGACCAACAGGTGCAACTGGTGCTGCAAGCAATGTTGCTGGTCCTACAGGTCCTACTGGCGTAGCTGGCCCAACAGGTGCAACAGGTGCAACAGGACCAATCGGTAATTTTGGTGGCGCAAGCTTTGACTACACATTTACAGCTAATGCTACAGAAACAGATCCAGGATCTGGAAAGCTTCGTTTTAATAATTTAGATCTTCAACTTGCAACAAACTTATTTATTGATGACGAGACTGATGGTGCAATTGACGTACAACAGTTCCTTCGTACTATTGATGATTCAACAAGCCCAATCAAGGGTCACTTCCGAATTAGCAATAAAACAAACTCTTCTGACTTTGCATTATTTGCTATTACAAATTCGATTACAGAAAACAGTGGATACTTCACAGTTCCAGTTTCTTATGTAAGCGGTCTTGCAACATCATTCTCAGATAATGAAGACATTATCATCACCTTTGCAAGAACTGGTGATGTTGGTCCTCAAGGTATTCAAGGTGTAACTGGACCAACTGGTGCAACTGGTGCAACTGGTGCAACAGGCCCAGCAGTAACAGGTCCTACAGGCGCTGCGTCTACAGTTGCTGGTCCTACAGGTGCTACTGGCCCAACGGGTCCAGTTGGCGCAACAGGTGCTGACTCAAATGTGGTTGGACCAACAGGTCCTACAGGACCAACAGGTGCTGGTGCGACTGGTCCACAAGGACCAACAGGTCCAGGATTAACTGGACCAACAGGACCAACAGGTGCAACGGGTGCGCCTTCAACAGTAACTGGACCAACAGGTGCTACAGGTGCAACAGGTGCACAAGGTGACAGCGTTACAGGTGCAACAGGTGTTGCAGGACCTACTGGTCCTACAGGTGCAACAGGTGCACAAGGCAATAGCATCACGGGTGCAACTGGTGCTACTGGTGCACAAGGTATTCAAGGTATAACTGGAGCTACTGGTCCAACAGGTGCACAAGGTATTCAAGGTGCGACAGGTGCTACTGGTGCGACAGGTGTAACTGGACCAACTGGAAATACAGGTATTCAAGGTATTACTGGTGCTACTGGTGCTACTGGTGCTACTGGTGCGACAGGTATGTCTATAACTGGACCAACTGGTGCTTCAGGTACTGGTGTAACAATTCTTGGTTCGTATGCAACTCTTGGTGAACTACAAGCCGCACATCCAACAGGAAATCCTGGAGATGGTTATCTTGTATCTGGCTCTCTTTATGTTTGGTCAGCATCATCTTCTACTTGGGTAAACGTAGGAAATATTCAAGGACCTACTGGTCCACAAGGAACCTCAGTTACTGGTGCTACTGGTGCTACTGGCCCAACAGGTGCAACAGGCGAGCTTGGTAACTTTGCAATTGTTTCTGACACTCCACCAGCAAGTCCAGATGCAGGTGATGCTTGGTTCAACACTGCTAATGGAAAAACTTATGTTTACTATGATTCATATTGGATTGAGACAGGGGCAGCTCCTGTAGGACCAACTGGTGCAACAGGTGCAACAGGACCAACTGGTGCGGCATCAACTGTTACAGGTCCAACAGGTGCAACTGGCCCTACAGGGTATAGAGGTATCACTGGACCAACAGGTGCAACTGGTGCATCTATAACTGGACCAACTGGCCCACAAGGTATTCAAGGTTTCTTAGGTTTTACAGGTCCTACAGGACCAACAGGAGCCACAGGCGCTACTGGTGCACCATCGACTGTTACTGGACCAACTGGTGTTACTGGACCTACTGGTCCAACAGGACCTACTGGTGCCACAGGACCTACTGGTATGCAGGGAGAGTTTGTACCAGCATTTTCAACACCACCTAGTGGAGCAACTCCGGGAGATACTTGGTTTGAAACTGAAACTGGCGCTGTATATCTTTACTACGATAACTATTGGGTTGAAGTAGGAACTTCTGAGTTTGGTGGAGCAACAGGTCCAACTGGACCTCAAGGAGGTCAAGGTGTAACTGGACCAACTGGTGCATCTATAACTGGACCAACTGGGCCTACAGGATCTACTGGTGCAACGGGTCCTATCGTTACAGGTCCAACTGGACCTCAAGGAGTGGGCTCGCAAGCTAAGGGTTACTACAACACATATGCAGAGTTCGCGGCAGGAGCTGGATCAACTACAGGTTCTGTTGGTGACTTCTATGTAATTTACGCTGAAGACACGATCTATATTTACACAGCCACAAATGGTTGGATTGAAGCTGGCGCATTGATTGGTCCAAAGGGTCCAACTGGTGCGGCATCAACTGTTCCTGGCCCTACAGGACCTACAGGTCCTTCAGTTACTGGACCTACAGGTCCTACTGGAGCTGCGTCTACTGAAGTAGGACCTACTGGTCCAACTGGTCCTAGCGTTACAGGTCCGACTGGCCCAACTGGTGCGGCATCAACTGTTACAGGACCTACTGGTGGAACAGGTCCCACTGGTCCTAGAGGTGGTGTAACTTATTACATTACTTCTACAGGCGATAATGGTGCGTTTACTGTCTCTGGTCTACTTGGAGATAACCCAACACTCACCGCAGTTCGTGGTGAAAGAATGTACTTTGATGTTACTAATGTTTTGGTCACTAACTCTTTCGCACTTCGAATAAGTTCTGGATCTACCTCAAATGTTTCAGGCACAAGCAACAACAGTACAACAGCTGGTCGTAACACATCCAGCCCAGACAAAGTCATTGTTTACGACGTGCCTCTAAATGCTCCTAGCCAGATTATTTATCAAGATGTTACAGATCTTGCTATCGGTGGAGTTATAGATATTGTAGATAAGATTGGACCAACTGGTCCTACTGGTGTTCAAGGACCTGTAGGAGAACCTGCAACTACAACATACACACCAGTATGGTCTGGAACAGGGTTAAATTTTGTTGGAACACCTACATCTGGAAGATATGTACGTTATGGAGATCATGTAATCTTCAATATCAAGATTGACTTCTCAAACGTTGTTGCAGTAGGTACTGGTCAATATAGATTGACACTTCCATTTATTCCTCTAACTGGTTTCTCTTATGTATACACTGGAATTGTCGATGTTGCTGGAAACTTCTCTGGTGCTAGCTACAATATCGTAGCTAATAATGCGTCTGGATCAGCATTTATTGACCTGTTCTATATGGGAACAAATGGTGTACGAACTGCACTAACAGGTGCTGCACCAGTTACACTATCATCAGCTTCTGCCATCTATATTAATGGCTCCTTCATTGCGAATGCTGTCTAAGGAGAGGATATAAAAAATGCCAGCTATTGATTTTCCTAATTCGCCAACACTGAATCAGATTTACACAAACGGCATCCAAACATATAAATGGAATGGAACCGCTTGGCGTTTAGTTCGTACTAGTGCTCAAGGCCCAACAGGTCCAACGGGACCTGCTGGTAGCGACTCAACTGCTATTGGTGCAACTGGTCCTACAGGTCCACAGGGTCTATTAGGTGTTACTGGACCAACTGGTCCAGGTTCAACTGTACCCGGTCCTACTGGTGCAACTGGAGCAACTGGTAGCTTTTCAATTACTCCGTGGACAACATACACGCCTATTTTAAGAGGTAGTGTTACTAACCCTAATCTTGGTAATGGAAGTATTACTGGAAGATATGTAAATATTGGTGCAACAATTGTTGGAGAAATTCGTATTATTGCTGGTACTACTGGGTTTAGCCGTGGTTCTGGAACTTACTCCGTATCTCTACCTACTCCAGGAGTCATTGAAAACTTCCAACCAGTAGGACAGGTAGTTATGCGTGACGAAGGACCGGGAACTAATTATTTTGGAACTGCAATATTTAATGGTGGAGTAACAGATCGTGTAGAGCTATATATGCACTCACAGTCATCTATTTTTGTTGAAGGTGTTGCTGTAACTCAAGATACTCCGTTTCTTTTTAACTCCAACGATAAAATTCTTATTCAAATTACATACGAATCGTTACTGAGTTAGGAGAATATAAAAAATGCCAGCTATTGATTTTCCTAATTCGCCAACACTGAATCAGATTTTTACATCTGGTGCTCAGTCTTGGAAGTGGGATGGAACTGCTTGGAACTTAGTTGTCTCAACAGTAGTAGGTGCAACTGGTGCTACTGGACCACAAGGAGCTCCAAGCACAGTTACAGGACCTACGGGAGCCCGTGGTTCTTTTAGTATTTCAGCAGTAACTCCTCCAGCTTCTCCAAGCGTAGGAGACGCTTGGTTTAATGCTGAAACTGGTCAAATATATGTTTACTACGATAGCTACTGGGTGGAGTCTGCTTCTTCTAATATTGGTTTAGGTGGTCCAACTGGTGCAACAGGTCCTACGGGAGCTGCAAGCACAGTAGTTGGACCTACAGGTGCAACTGGACCTACAGGTGCGACTGGTCCTAGAGGCGTATCTGGTGCAACTGGTCCACAGGGTATATCTGTTGTAGGACCTACAGGTGGACTTGGCCCAACAGGTCCGCAAGGAATTCAAGGTATTGAAGGTCCAAGAGGTGTAACAGGCCCTCAAGGACAAGGTGTGACTGGAGCTACGGGTTCACAAGGTGAAGTAGGTGCTACAGGTGCTACTGGTGCACAGGGACCAACAGGACCTACAGGTGCTAGAGGTTTCGTTGGTGCAACTGGTGCACAAGGCCCGACAGGTGCAACTGGTGCAAGTGTTACAGGGCCTACAGGAGCTTCAGGTCCAACTGGTCCTTCTGGTGGTCCAACTGGGCCTACAGGATCTACTGGTGCGACAGGTGTAGCTGGACCCACAGGTGAGACTGGTCTTCGTGGTGCAACAGGATCTACAGGTCCTACAGGTGCAGCCTCAACTATTCCAGGACCTACTGGTCCTACAGGTGCAACGGGTGCGGCAAGCAATGTAACGGGACCTACAGGTTCAACTGGTCCCACAGGTGCGACAGGACCATCTGTAACGGGACCTACTGGTGCACAAGGTGCAAGCTATATTGGTGTTACCTCTACAAGTAATCTAAGTATTAGTACTGGCGGTATAAAAACTTTCGTTGTGAATAAAGTTGACGCTTTTACTGTAGGAACTAGAGCACGTTTAGCAAGTAGCGCAGTTCCAAGCAACTTCATGGAAGGTGTTATTACTGTAATTAACTCCTTATCTATTACATTGTTAGTAGATAAAATAAATGGAGATGGAAACACATATGCTTCTTGGAACTTAGTTCTTGGATCTGGAGAAGTGGGACCAACAGGTCCTACAGGTGCACAAGGAACTTCCATCAATGTTAAAGGAAGCGTTCCACAGGTAGTAAACCTTCCAGCATCTGGTAACTCTTTAAATGATGCTTATGTAGTTACAGCCAATGGTTTCTTGTATGTATGGAACGGACTTAACTGGGCAAGTGTAGGTCAGATTGTTGGACCAACTGGTGCAACTGGTCCGTCTGTAACAGGACCAACTGGTGCTACAGGACCAGCAAGCACAGTTGAAGGACCAACAGGGCCTCAAGGAGCTACTGGACCAACAGGACCTGCAGTAACAGGCCCAACAGGTGCTACTGGACCTGCAACATACAACATCCCTCAAGGAACATATTTAGCATCTACTACTTTAAGTGCATCAGATATATCAACAATAGTTAAAATGAACAGTTCCTCAGTAACAGTAATCACAGTTCCATTGGATGGCGCTGGAGGATATACATTTGCAGTAGGAACTCAGATTTTATTTACTCAGCTTGGTGTTGGTCAAGTAAGAGTAGAAGGATCTCCAGGTGTTTTTGTTAGAACAGAAGGATCTCGCTTTACGACAAAAGCTCGATATGCTGTAGGTTCCCTTATTAAAATCTCAACCAACGAGTGGCTACTTAGCGGAAACTTGACAGCATAATGATATTTGCTAGTCACTCTTTTCACGCCACACTGATCTCAGCATATACACCTGTAACGTGGACTCAACTTGTAGATACCTCTTTTAGTTTGACTAACATTAATGCAATTATTCGTAATCCTTCAAGCAGTTTTTATATTGCTGTAGGCAACTCTGGAAAATTAGCAACATCTACAGACACCCAAACATGGACACAGAGGACGAGTGGTTTTTTCGATAGCAATATATATGCAGTAAGTTATGGAAATAATCTATATGTAATCGGTGGTAGCTCTGGAAAATTAGCAACGTCCCCAGACGGGATTAATTGGACACTAAGGTCTTCTTCTTTTGGCGCAAGCACTATTCTAGGTATTTCTTATTCTCAGTCGGCATCCCTCTGGGTTGCTGTTGGCGGCTCTGGAAAACTAGCGACTTCAATTGACGGAATTAGTTGGACTCAAAGGACTTCTAGTTTTGGTACCTCTTTTATCAACAGCGTATGGGCAGCACCAAGCTTAATAACTGCAGTAGGGTATGATGGAAAACTTGCAACTTCTACTAATGGAGTTGACTGGACTCAAAGGACTTCTAGTTTTGGTACTTCTATTATTAATGCCGTATCTGCGACAACCAGTGGGAAGTTTATTGCGGTAGGAGATTCTGGGAAAGTAGCAAACTCTTTAAATGGAAATACATGGACTCAAGTTTTTCCTGTTAGCACCTTTGGACTTTCTAGTATTAGATCTGTTTCTGTATCCCCAGAGGGGACATATCTTGCTGGAGGAGCTACTGGTAAGTTAGCTACATCTTTTGACGGAGTGTCGTGGCTACAAAGAACATCTAGTTTTAATACAACTAATATTAACGGTGTGTATATAGATAACTCTCTTGCCTTAGCGGTAGGTGCATCAGGGAAGATTGCTTACTCGATATGACAATAAGGAGATATAATGTTTTCATACATAATTCTTGAAGATGGACCTAAGGTTCAGATTCTTTACGGTGACAATATCATCGACGAGAGTGGCCCTTGGGAGTCGCTTCCTGCCGCAGTTAATTGGGCAGATGCGTATGTAGGTATGAAGAATTCTGGAATACAAGAGCCTGTTCAAGAGTAAAATAGATAAAGACTAAGAGAGGAGACACCAAGTGGCAGCTATAGATTTTCCTACGCCCGTAGTAATTGGCGAAGAATTTACCGTAAATAATCAAACTTGGGTGTGGTCTGGGACAGTTTGGGAAGCTAAAAGAGTAGCTCCAACTGGTCCAACTGGTCCGCAAGGTGTTGCTGGTGCTACTGGACCTACAGGAGCAGTAGGCGCTACAGGTGCTCAAGGTATTCAGGGACCGACTGGTCCAGACTCAACTGTTGCAGGTCCTCAAGGACCTACAGGACCAACTGGACAGCAAGGTCCAACAGGTCCACAAGGACCTACGGGTGCACAAGGTATAAGAGGATTTACTGGTCCTTCAGGAGCAGATTCTCAAGTAACTGGTCCTCAAGGCCCAACTGGTCCTCGTGGACAAACAGGACCAACAGGTCCTACAGGTGCACAATCTGAAGTTGCAGGTCCTACTGGTCCAACAGGTCCAGTCGGAAAATTTATTGTTAGCCCTACTCAACCAGATATTGAAACATCAGTAAATGGTGATGCTTGGTTTAATACAAACGATGCTAAGACCTATGTTTACTACAATGGAGTTTATATAGCCGCAGCTGGTGGATCTATAGGAGCAACAGGCCCGACAGGTGGTCAGGGCTCCTTAGCTGTTTCTACATCTTGGTGGTTAGGTATTTAATGTATAATTACAAGAAATCAGAACATGTATATAGTGTTAATCTACATGTACATTCTTTACGCAGCGAAAGAGGTATTAGCTAATGCCAGGTTATTTAGGCGGTAGCAGTAGCGGATCAGGTACAGGAGGAGAAATCTCCTTTCCAAAGGAGTTTATCGATCCAGTAACGAAACTCCGTATTTCGCAGCCTGAAAACCTCATCGATACAGACTTTGAATACGGTCTGCAGCCAACAAAATGGGAAACCGTTGAGCTTATTAACAATACTCCATCGTTCTTTTCTAAGAGCGGTGATACTACAATTCCAAATATTGCATCAATCACCACAAACGCAGGTACTCGTCAGATCACTGTAGTTACCGACTTTGACCATGGGTTATCTGTAGGTATTCCTATCTCGGTTACAGGAACTAAATCTATTACTGCAGATGGTGCTTATATTATTAACTCCATCCCAAATCCAACAACTTTTACATATCTTTGCAAGGCAAATCAGATTGGTACATCTGCTATTCAAGATTTGTATTCTTCTATTATTACAGGAGAGTTTTTCCAAGGCTCGCAGCTTCGTATCGCTGACTCTTCTGGTATTGTTACAGATGACGGTACTACCTCTGTGCTTACAGTTACCACAGAAAGCTCTCATGGTTTTAAGATAAATACGCCGTTCTACTTCCTCAATCTTAACTCAACTATTTCTCAAGATTTTCCAGCGTCAAACACAGTTGCAAAGTCTTTTGACTCTACAAACTCAGCTACTGCTCAGACCTTTGATGGATCCAACACTCTTTCATCAATTAATATTGACTGGTCAAACTCTGGAGTTGCTGGAGGAGTAGTTAGCACAATCTCTGGTGTAAGTGTAGTTAATAACACTATTACAGTAGCTCACAGCACTGAGAATTTTCTTGGGAGACCACTCGGCACACCTCTTTACTACGCTATAACTGGTGGCGCTGGATATTTCTTATCAAATCCTAGAGGAGTTGTATTTCTAAAAAGCACAAGTTCTTTAGGAACATCAACATCAACTTTTACAGTGAGTGCTGTTCCAGATGGAGATGTAATACCAATTACAGCATCCATCTCTGGAACATTTCAGCTTGCTAACCAAGCTCGTACTTTTTCTGGTAACAACGTCAATCCTGTAACACAGACAAGCATAGATATTTTACAGGGAGCTGCTCAAGTCTTTGACGCCACTAACACGGCTGGAACAGTTGGAACAAATGCAACTTATAGTGGATCTAACGTAACAGTTACAAGTTTAGTAGATCTTGATTGGTATGCAAATGCCATGGTGTTCTATAATAGCACTGGATCTGCCGCATCTGGTCTAACTAACAATACAACTTATTTTATTGATACATATTTCCGTCAGGGAGTCTCAAACAACTACAGTTTCACATTAAAGCCTCTACCTAATGGATCAGTAATCACATCCATATCTGGTGGAACTGGTATTCAGTCTTTTACAAAAATTGCAATTTCTTTAGATAAAGATATCTTCCATGTCAAAGATAACGGATTTGAAGCTTTAGATATGTTGGAATATCAATATCCAGCAGATGGTCGTTTCGGGGTAAATGCAGCCGATGAGATTAAAGACTTCTACTTCATTCAGACACGATATGACCAGCACAACTTTACTTTAAATCAGAATACTGGAGAGCTTTCTCCAAAGAATGTAACTGTTACAGTAGACCGTGGTACTCCAATAACCCCAACTACTGCAACACCAACAGGTTTAACAGCTCCAATTACATTTGCTGTTACCAGTGGAGTTCTACCTAATGGTCTGACTCTTAATACGAATACAGGTTCTGTATCTGGAACCCCAGTAGAGGTAGTTACAGGACGACAAGTTGTCATTACAGCAACAGATGCTACTGGTTTAACAGCATTCCAGAACCATACTTACACAATTAATGCAACTATTGGATCTATCAATCCAGCTACTATTTCTAGAGAAAATATCTTTGCAACTCAACCAATTACCCCGACTACTGCAACAACTGTAAACCTTGTTGCTCCAATCACATGGGCAATTTCAAGTGGAACACTTCCTACAGGTCTTAACTTTAATACATCTAACGGTGTCATTTCAGGAACTCCTACAGAAGTTATTAATGCTCCAGGTCGTCAAGTAACTGTAAGAGCAACAGACGTTGGTGGTTTGCAAGGTTTCCAAGTAATTACCTTCCAGATCAACCCTGCACCAAGACTTTATGATTTCACTAGTGCACAGTTTAACAGCGGTGGAGCTGGTGGAAGAAATGGTCCAAATATTGCACAGGCAAGAGCTGGTATAGGTAACCCAGCTTGGGCAAATACATATTTAAATATGTCAGTAAATGGAATTATGCTTTGGACAGTTCCAGAAGATGGAACTTATAGAATTCAAACATACGGAGCCGTTGGCGGCTGGGGTCAAAACTGGGGACAGCGTGGTGGTTATGGTGCTGGAAACCGTGGAGACTTTACACTAACCAAGGGTCAAGTTCTAAAGATTGCTGTTGGACAGCCAGGTCAAAACGATTTTTATGATGGATCTGGTGGTGGAGGAACAGGTATCACCGACATCAGCAACAACCCACTAATTATTTCTGGTGGTGGTGGCGGTGGAGCACCTAACGGTGACGAACGCCGTGATTCTTATGGCAACCAAACTGCAGGACGTCCAGGCGCTTGGGGACAAGCAGGTGGTGGTAATGGTGGACCTTCTAGCTCAACACCAGGAGGAGGCGGAGGTCTCTTCAACAACGGCGGTGGTAGCTGGCCAGGACAATCATTTATTAATGGTGGTGTAGGCGGTCCAGGTTATGCTGGTGGATTTGGTGCTGGCGGCGGCGGAGCTGGCGGCGGTTCAAACGGTGCTGGTGGCGGTGGAGGCTACTCTGGTGGTGGAGCTGGACCTTGGTCTAGTTGTGGTTCTGGTGGTGGATCTATTAATAATGGAGCTAACCAATCAAACGCTAACAGTGCTAACAGTGGCGCAGGTTTCCTAACAATTCAAAGACTTTAATAGCTGGATAAACAGAAAAACAAAGGAGAGTTAAATGCCAATTAATGTGACAACAGTCGGTGCAGCTGGCACGCACTCTTTTCGTCGTTCAAATGTTAATATAGTAGATGACTTCATCTACTTTAAAAACACTAGCGCAGCTACAGCTATCCCATCGGCTTTAGTCAACGGATCAAGTTTTATCTATGCAGCAGGTCTTGGATCTATTACTGGATACACTAACGGTCAACTTGTTTATGTAACAACAACAGAACCTAAGAAGTTGAGATTTAGCGCAACTTCTGGTGGAGCAGACATTAACATTACTGGTTATGCAAACGGATCGATTACTTTTAACTCTCCTATTGTTTACAACAATAAAGTTAATATTGACGCATCTACAGCATCAAACCAAGCAGTTAAGTATTTTACAAATGGAACTCCTCTTACTGGACTTGTAAGCGGAAATACCTATTTCTTAAAGAACGTTTCTGTATCTGATTTTGCTGGACAACAGTCAATTTATTCCTTTTCATCTTTTACTTTTACCTCTTGTAATCAAACAGGACGTACTGGCCCAACAAACTCCCAAAGAACAAATGCTTATACAGGAGCTGCCGCATGGACACAAACCTATGTGACTCAAGGTGCTTACGAAGGTTATCAGGACTGGACTGTTCCAGTATCAGGTATTTATGAGTTTACTGTCGCTGGTGCCTCTGGTTTTGAAGGAAGCTCTGGTCCAGCAGCAGCAGGACGTGGAGCAATTGTAAAGGGAAGAGTAACTCTTACTAAGGGTGAAGTTGTCACTATTGCCGTAGGACAGCGTGGTGCAAACGGTACAACTACCGCTGCAAACTTATATGGTGGCTCTGGTGGTGGAACATTTGTTGTTCGTAAAGCAACTAACGCTCCTCTCTTTGTTGCAGGAGGCGGTGCTGCCGACGCAAACTCAAGAGGCGGTCAAGATGGTGTATTGACGCAGTTGGGCGGTCTTTCCTCATCTGGTGTCGTAGCTGGTGGAGCTAGAGGCTTCGGTGGTAGTGCAATTGGTGGTAACTCTGCAGCTGGTGGAGGATTCAACTCTCGAGGCGGTAACGGTCGCTCAGTTTCGCCTTTTAATACAGGTGGTGGTTCATTCCTCGACGGTCTAACAGCGATAGCACAATCTGCTCGTGATGGCGGTAACGGTGGTTTTGGTGGTGGAGGATCTTCTGACGGAAACAACGGTGGTCAGTCAGGTGGTGGCGGTGGCTACTCTGGTGGCGCTGGTGCAAGAAACGTTTCAGCTTTCCAATCTGGCGGTGGCGGTGGATCATTTATTATTAATACTGCAACAAATGTTGGCACATCAAGTGGAACATTTGATGGTGCAGGGCTATTTAACGGCGTTGCAATTACAAATCTTGCTTCATACAATATTGGAGATGGCTCTGTAGGAGTATCTCTCGTTTCATCTTTCACAAACGGAAATGAAGTCTACCCAACAGCTGCAGATGCAGAAGCAGGAACAAATAAGATTGCTATTGAACCAGCTGGTACTTCATATCACGCTTTTGTCCCAATTAACTTTGACTCTGCGGCAGATTTAATCTATAGCGCAGCAGCACACAATCTATCTAGCGGTGAAGCAGTTGTACCTACATTCCAGACAACAGCTCCTGCAGGATTGTCAAACGGTTCTATTTATTACATCGATAAAGTAGATAACTTTACATATAGACTAAGTTCAACACCAAGTCCTTCATTTACAACAATTAATCTAACGCTTCCATCGACTCGTTCTACAGCTACACCAGATTTTATTTCTAAGGTGGTTGTAAACCCAGCAACGGATACACTAACTATCACTGCTCACGGTTTCTTGGTAGATCAGCCTATTCAGTACAACAACGGTAGTGGAAATCCAGCTGGAAATAATACTGGATCTATTGGCGGCTTAACTCACCTAACAACCTATTATGTTCAAGAAGTTCTTAACTCGAACCAAATTAGATTAAAAACATCTCTTAATGCTCCTACATTTATTAACTTAACTGGACCAGGTACAGGTACAGAGCACAGCTTTACATTCATTACAGTTAATATTCTAGAAGACACTTTGTATATTCCTAACCATGGCCTTGTATCTGGACAAGCAGTTAGATACTCAAACGGTGGTGGAACAACTATCCAAGGATTATCAAATAACACTATCTACTACATTATTAAAGTAGATAACAGCCTTGTAAAACTTTCACCAAATCCTAACCTATCAAACCCTGCAAATATTCTTGCTGTTGGAACTGGAACTCAATCCCTAGTAATTATTGCCTTGGATTATGCTACTGATACTTTTACTATTCCAAATCACGGTTTCCTTCAAAAAGAACTTGTTTTGTATGATGCTAAAGGTCAGACTGTTATCAACGGTCTAACAACTGCAACTCCTTACTATGTGATATTTATTGACGGAGATAAAATCAAGCTTGCGACTAGTCCAGAAAATGCAGATGCTTCAACAGCGGTAAATATTACTGACACACCCGCTGGTGTCGGATATCACTCACTACAGTCACTGAGCAAGACTCCAGATGGAATCTATTCAATTGCTTCTGTTCCTACAGATAAGAGCTTTACAGTTACTGCTGCTGGAAAAGTACCTCTTATTACTAAAACTTTTAACCCAAGAACAACACTTGACTTAAACCTTAGTGCTTTTAAGCTTCCTTCTCACGGTTTCTTAACTGGAACAAAACTAAGATATGACAAAGGTGATTCAGCAACAGTTATCGTAGGTCTTACTGACCTAACAGATTACTATGTAGTTGCGATTAATAGAGATTACTTTAGATTAGCAACATCTGCTAGCAACTCTGCTACAGGTACTACACTAACAGTTACAGATTTTGGAACTGGTGTCGGTCACAAATTTACAACAGCGCAGCTCAACGGAAATATTACTGGTGGAGGTACAGTCACCACTGTTTCTGGCTCAGTTCTTGTTAATGGACTTGGTACTTCTTTCTCTAAGATTCTTAAAGTAGGAGACCGTTTCCGCCTATTCCCACCTAACACTGTAGTAAATATTAACTTTGTCTCTGCAGATATTAATACTGCAAATAACAGAATTACAAAGACCTCTCACGGGTTTTCAACAGGAGATACAGTTGTTTACTCTGCAAATGGCGGCGTGTCACCAGCTCCACTTGTTGATCAATATTACTACTTTGTTCGTGCAATTGATGCAAATACAATTACTCTTCACTCATCTGCTGCAGATGCAATATCTAATGCAAATGCTGTAGCAATCTCAACTCAAGGTACTGTAGGGTCTATTCCTTACTTTAGTTTGACAGAGACTATCCCAGTGGGACCAATTATTCGTCGTATTACAGCTATTGGATCTGATACACAGATTTCTGTTGATCGTCCATATGCTTCTGCATACAGCTCTGTCTCATACTCATATCCTACATTCGTATATGTTCGTCCAGAAGGCTACTCTCTACACCGTCCATTCGATGGTGGAGTGGAAATGTCTGCTGGAGCTGGTACATCGAACGCACAGATTATTCGTCAGACTCGTAAGTATTTCCGTTACCAGTCAGGTAAAGGTATTCAGACCTCTTGCGGTATCAACTTCAAGCCATCAATTGACCTTGAGAGCATGATAAAGTTTAGTAATACTACTATCGAGTGTAAGACACGTCGACCACACGGTCTATTGTCTGGTTTGATTATTAAGGTATCTGAAGCAACTGACTCTTTTGGAGATGTAAGTACTGTCTACAACGGAGAATTCTCAGTAACTGTGGTAGATCTTACAACATTTAGAATCTCTGCAAATGGTGCAATTGCACAAGATAGAGCATATGGATTCCCTCAGTTCTATGTAAAGAATTGGACAAATGGAGCTGTACGCACTGGAATGTTTGATGACCAGAACGGTATGTTCTTTGAGTACGATGGACAAAAGATCTATGCTGTACGTCGTTCATCTACTCAGCAAATAGCTGGAACTTTAGCTGCACTTCAAGGAAACGAAGTTATATTTGGAACAAACACTAGCTTCCAAGCTCAGTTGGCAGTCGGTGACTACCTTGTTATGCGTGGACAGTCATATAGAGTTGTAGAAATTACAAGTCAGACTCGTCTATCTGTGCGACCAGAGTACAAGGGTTCTTCTGGAGCAGAAAAAGAGTTTAATCCTTCAACAGCTGTCAACACAACAACCGATGTGTTTAACATTATTGGTCATGGTTTTAGTGATCTACTACCAGTTTCATATAACTCTATTGATGGAGAGCCAATTGGTGGTCTTATCAACGGCCGTACATATTATGTATCTCTTATCGATAACAATAATTTCAAGCTTAAAGCATCTCCAGATTCTGCTGATATTGTAAACCTCTCGAGCGTTGGAACTACAACAATCCACTCGTTTGTCCCTGCTAAGTCAGGCATTATCGGTACAAAAACTGTAAACACTCGCATACCTCAAGAGGATTGGTCAATCGATCCTTGCGATGGAACTGGTGCAACAGGATATAACCTTGACTTAAGTCGTATTCAGATGGCCTACATTGACTACTCTTGGTACGGTGCGGGTAAGATTCGCTTCGGCTTCAAGACAACCGATGGTCAGGTTCAGTATGTACACGAGTTTGTCCACAACAACAACTTGTTTGAGTCATACTTACGCTCTGGTAACATGCCAGCTCGTTATGAAGTAGTTACATACGATAACCCTACATACATTCCATCTCTGTTCCACTGGGGTACTTCGGTAATGATGGATGGCCGTTTTGATGATGATAATGCTTACCTCTTTACAGGATCAAGCCAGACTCTTAACATTGCTGGAACTACTGCAAAGTCCTTCTCATCTGCTGGAATTAGCTTGACAACAGATTTAATGACTGTTCAAAGCCACGGATTTACTACAGGAGAAGTCCTACAGTTCCAATCACTGGGAGCAAATGGTTTGCTTGGTGTTAACTCGTTAAACCCAGCTACTCAGGTGGTGGGCTCTAATACATTATCAAATCTAACTAACAACGCTAAATACAGAGCTTTTGTTAACTCAGCTAACTTGATCCACTTAACTCCTCTTAATGCAACTATTACTGTTGGAGCTACAGTTGAGCGTTCAGGTTCAACAATCACCGTGACAACAGCAACTAACCATAATCTAACTACAGGAATGTATGTAGGAATCTATGGTTTAACAGCCACAAACTTGGTAAATGGACCTTTCACAGTTACCCGAGTGAGCGATACAGTGTTTACATACACAGTTACTGGCTCGCAGACAGTGGCTAGTATTGCTCAGCCAGGTGCTGCTATATCTCAAGTTATCAACTTTACAAGTCAAGGTAATACTCAGTACACATACTTCTTGTATCCAGATGGATCTGCAAATAACACCTCTGGCCCTAACTACCAGCCTCTTCTATCAATCCGCTTGAGCCCATCGGTATCATCTGGTTTGACAGGAAAGCTTGGAGATCGAGACGTTATTAATCGAATGCAGCTTCGTCTTAAGGAGATTAGCGTATCTACTAATCAGCTTATTGAAGTTAAGATTCTTCTAAATACACGTCTTAATAACTTGTCCTTTATTGGAGTAGATTCTCCATCACTTACTCAAATCATCGAGCACACTGCTCAGGACACCGTTTCTGGTGGAGTTCAGGTTTATAACTTCCTAGCTGCTCCAGGTGGTGGAGCCAGTGATGGAACAACAACTGTAGATGTTAGCTCTCTGTTCGAGCTTTCAAACTCAATTCTTGGTGGAGACTCGATTTTCCCTGACGGACCTGATATCCTTACTATTGCGGTATCTCGTTTGACAGGTAACCCAACACTTTCATCAGCTAAGCTATCATGGTCTGAAGCACAGGCATAGGAGGGCAAGATGCCAATTATACGATTAGGTGTTGCCTCTCCTGCCGCTAACACAGATACTGTTTTAGAGACGTTTCAATCCTCATATCTGGTGTCTGTTATTGCTGCAAGTAAGGCTGTAGTAGCTACTCCTCTAACAAAAGTTAGCATCTGGGTAGTACCAGCTAATGCTTCAATTCCATCTCAATACGCCTATATTGGATACAATATAACTCTAAGCCTAGGGCAGTCTTTTGAAACTTTTAGGTTTCCAGTAAATGAAGGTGACTCTCTTTATGTTAGAGCCTCAGTATCAACTGTTTCTTTTAGCGCAAGTGGTATAGCTCAAGATGACGCTGGCCAACCAGAAAATCTAGCGCAGATACTAACTAATAAAACAATTTTAGGAAACTACAATACTTTATATGTTGACAAAGGAACTACTGCTCAGCGGCTTGCAACTGCAGATGTAGGTTATTTAAGATTCAATACAGAAACAAATAATTTAGAAGTAAAAACCCCATCCGAGTGGACAGTTGTTGGCTCTGGAGTTTCTAATGCTGGTAGTGGCGCAACTGGTCCAACAGGACCAACAGGTCCGCAAGGCCCAGCAAATGGACCAACTGGCCCTGCGGGTCCAACAGGTGCAACTGGAGCAGTAGGAGCAACTGGCCCAACAGGTGCAGCCTCAACTGTTCCTGGCCCTACAGGACCATCAGGTGGACCTACTGGCCCAACTGGTGCAACTGGTGCAGTTGGCCCAACAGGTGCGACTGGTCCTAGTGTTACAGGACCAACAGGAGCTGCGTCAAATGTAACTGGTCCAACAGGACCAACAGGTGCGACTGGTGCAACAGGAGCTGCGTCAAATGTAACTGGTCCAACGGGACCTACAGGCCCATCAGGTGGACCGACAGGACCAACGGGTGCAGCAAGCACAGTTCCAGGTCCTACAGGTCCAACTGGTGCAACTGGTGCAACTGGTGCGGCATCTACCGTAACTGGTCCCACTGGTGCCACAGGAGTAGCAGGACCGACAGGTCCAACGGGTGCACAGGGTGCTGCAAGCACTGTTACAGGTCCGACTGGATCTACAGGACCGCAAGGTCCGACTGGCTCAACGGGACCAGCAGGTTCTGCTTCAGCGACAGGTGCGACAGGTGCTACTGGTGCTACTGGACCAACAGGACCAACAGGTGCAACGGGTGCTGCTAGCACTGTTACAGGTCCGACTGGATCTACAGGACCAACAGGTGCAGCAAGCACGGTAACGGGACCAACGGGTGCAGTAGGTGCAACTGGTCCGACTGGTGCGACAGGTGCGACTGGAACAGCGGGAATAACAACATTTAGTGCAGCTAGTGATGCAACATCTGCTGGACTTACTGTCGATGAGTTTGCTTATCCTGCAATAACTATGTTAGATGTCACTGCTAACGGCTCCTCATCTTATCTTTTTAATAACCAGTACAGCGGAAATAACCCAACAATATATGCAATCTCGGGGACAACTATAGGGTTTAGATTAAACGTAGCTGGTCATCCTTTCCTGATTAGATTTGCAGGAGCAAACTACGACACAGGGCTAATTCACGTTACAACAGCGGGAGTTGTGTCTACTGGTTCTAGTGCTCAAGGTAAAACTAGTGGAACTTTGTATTGGCAAGTACCAGCAAGTATAAGTGGAACTTACGGGTATCTCTGCTCAATCCACAGTAATATGGTTGGAACTATCACCGTCAAGAGCATTGCGTCGATGCCATGATGATGGAAACCGTAGGAAACTTTCAGTGGAAAGTAGAGGAAAGCGAAAACGCTCCTTTACTTAACTTAACTATTAAAAATATCTCTGAAAATAAGACGGTACTAGTCTCGGACGTAGTGTGGGCAACTGGTCGTGAAGATTTTCTTGAAGGTGTGTACAATACAGCTGTAGAAACTCTTGAAGGAGCAGATCACTGCTGCTATGAAGGAAAAGTTTCTTTAGTAGAGGGTGGTCAATAATGCCAGTAAAACGTTTAGGAACAGCTGCCCCAGTAGCAAATACTCTTGCTCTACTAACAACATCAGATGTAGCAGGAGTTGCATCAGTAATTATTGCAAATAAAGGTAACATTGCTGCACAAGCAACCATTTATGTTGATCCTGTAGATGCTGGAGGAAACCCTAGCCTTAGAGCATATATTGTCAACGGTTTAGATATTGCTGTTGGACAGTCGTTTGAGACCTTTAGATTTGCTATAGAGGTAGGGGACAGAATCTATGTAGCAGCGAGTACAGCAGATTGTGCTTTTTCAACAAATATTTTATATGAAACTTCTGGAAGAACTAATGTTGTATATCAAGCAATTCAACCAAATAGTCCTCAGGTTGGAGATATTTGGATTGATAGCGACGATCAAACTATTCGTTTATTTAATGGATCTTCTTTTAATATTGTAGCTACCGCAGCTCCTACAGGACCGACAGGTCCACTAGGTCCATCAGGTCCAACAGGTCCACTAGGACCAACAGGTCCTCAAGGATCAGGAGTTAGAGTTCTAGGTTATTACGGAACTCTTGGCAATCTTCAAACAGATACTCCAGTAGGAAACGTTGGCGATGCTTATGTTGTTGGTACAAATTTATATGTTTGGAATGATTTAAATCAAGAATGGTTTAATGCTGGACCATTTGTTGCGGGTCCTACAGGACCAACAGGTGTAACTGGATTAGTAGGTGCTACAGGCCCCACAGGTCCTATAGGTGCAACTGGTCCTTCAGACGGTCCAACGGGACCAACTGGTCCGACTGGTGCAATAGGTCCTACAGGACCAGCAGGAGGTCCGACAGGTCCAACAGGGCCCTCAGGTGGACCAACTGGTCCTCAGGGACCAATAGGTTTTACAGGTCCAACTGGAGCTCAAGGTTCACCGGGCACACAAGGAGCTACGGGTCCAACAGGACCTAGAGGTGTAGCTGGTAGAGATTCGGTGGTAGCTGGCCCAACAGGTGCAACTGGTGCAACTGGTCCATCAGGTGGACCTACTGGTCCTACAGGACCTACTGGTCCAGTTGGCCCAACTGGTGCAGGACTTGATGGTGCAACAGGACCTACAGGCCCTACGGGACCAGTGAGCACAGTTCCAGGTCCGACTGGACCGAGTGGTGGACCAACTGGTCCGACTGGATCTACAGGTGCAACAGGTGCAACGGGTCCTACTGGGCCAAGCGTTACAGGACCAACTGGTGCAGCAAGCACGGTAACTGGACCAACTGGTGCAACTGGTGCTACTGGACCTACTGGCGCAACTGGTGCGACGGGTCCAAGTGTTACTGGACCTACAGGCCCATCGGGTGGACCGACTGGTCCTACTGGACCACAAGGAGCAACTGGACCTACAGGGTCAGGTTTTGTTAATGTAACTAATACAACAGCAACAGGCGCATATGTCTCTCTTTATGATGCTGCAACTGGTGATATCGGTGGAAAAACCAATACTGGAATTAGATACAACGCAACCACGCAGGTGTTAACAGTAACTGAGATTCAAACAAATACTGTTTCTGCACCGAGTACTTTAGTTGGAACATATACAATCACGTCTCCAACTACAATTACTTTAAATCCTACAACTGAAATTCTCAATAATCAGCCTATGAGACTATATAACAGAACAGTTGTTCAGTTGCAGAGCATAGTTGCTAGCGTAGGTTCTACAGCTTTCTGCACAAATGAGTCAGGTGGATCTGTACCAGTATTTTACGATGGAACTAACTGGCGTAGATTTACGGATAGAGCGGTTATCTCGTAGTGAGTGAACTATATCCTTACACGGTAACTACAGAGGGTATAGAGCAAACAGACTCCCTGTGGGATGATCTACTAAGTAGCTCTTCAACTGTAGACACTATTCCAAGTAGAGTTGTAGAAGTAGCGAATGAAAGAGCAGTAAACCCTAGAAATACCGTCTACCTACTTACTGAAGAAGAAGCACAAAAACTAAAAGAAGATCCACGGGTCCAAGAGGTAGCAAATCTAGAAGATCTTGTACCTAGTAAATTTGCTTTTCAAGATGGAGCTTTTAACAAAACAACCACCTCATCTGGGGAAAAGCAAAACTGGGGCTTGCTTCGTCACACGTCTGCTACTAATGTTTTTGGAACAAGCACTGCAGATCCAGGCGGAACATATGACTATGTATTAGACGGCACTGGTGTAGATGTAGTTATTATTGACAGCGGTATTCAGGCAGATCATCCAGAGTTTCAAGATGCTTCTGGGGCAAGTAGGGTTCAACAAATAAATTGGTATACAGCCAGTGGTGTTCCTGGAACCATGCCAACAGCACATTACACAGATTACGATGGACATGGAACCCACGTTGCCGCAACAGTGGCTGGTAAGACATTTGGCTGGGCTAAAAATGCAAATATATATTCTATTAAACTTAGCGGACTTCAAGGTACAACAGACCCTAATGGCGGAATAAGCACATTTGATGCTTTTGACTGCATTCTGGGCTGGCACAACGCAAAAACAAATGGAAGACCTACTGTTATTAATAATAGCTGGGGATACAACATTTACTGGGATACATCTTTAAATCAAATGAGTCAAAATCAAGTAAATTATTTTTCAATAACTGGTGGTTCTTATAGAGGAACTCCTTGGTCTGGAACCACTAAAGACACTGCTAAAGGACATACTGGAGATCAGCAGGGAGCAAACTTATATGCTTTTGAATACAATATTCCTTCTATAGATGCAGATGTAAGTTTATTAATTGCAGCAGGAGTTATTGTATGTAACGCTGCTGGAAATACTGGTATGAAAGCTGATGTTTCTGGCGGAGTAGATTATAATAACTTTATAACAGTAACAAGCCTAGGGAATATTTACTACCACAGAGGGTCATCTCCTAACTGCGGTAGCGGTGATGGTTTTGATGTCGGTTCCATAGGAACCGCTTTTGTCTCAACAACGGAAGCCAGAAGTAGTTTTAGCGTTTGCGGTCCAGCAGTAGATATTTATGCAGCTGGAGAAAGAATTATGAGTGCTATGAGCACTACAAACGAACATGGAGCGTCTACTAGTGCATACTACCTAAATGCTTCATATAAACAAGCAGTAATTGGTGGTACATCTATGGCATCTCCTCAGGTAGCTGGCATATGCGCCCTACTTAAGCAAGTGTATCCAGACTGGACCCCAAGTCAGATAAAGAGATGGATACTAGCTAATTCTCAATCAATCCTATACACTACTGGTCTGGCTAATGACTATACGAGTACTTTAAGTGTTCAAGGAGGGGATGTAAAAATAGTCAATATGCCTATGAAAGGGCAAAAAAGATATATCATTTCAGGATAGATCCTCATATAACGAAAAGAGATAAAATGACTGAAGATTATGTAAATTGGTTTAAGAATGATGGACAGACAAATTTTGCTACATTTCTTTTAAAAAACTACGTTCCGGGTAAGCCAGCTAAGTATCTACAAGTTGGGGCATACACGGGGGATGCATCTCTTTGGATCTATGAGAACCTACTTAAGAATTCAAACTCTGTTTTAGTAGATATTGATACATGGGAGGGTTCCGACGAGCCTGTTCACCATAAAATGAATTGGCAGACCGTGGAGTCCTTATATGATGAAAAAGTCGCAGAAGGATTGGAAGACGGAAAGATTATTAAGTTCAAAGGCACTAGCGACGAGTTCTTTAGATCTAATACTGAAAAGTTTAATTTTATATATGTCGATGGTGACCATACCGCTTATGGTGTCCTTAAAGATGCAGTTGCCGCATATGAATGCTTAGAAGTTGGAGGCATTATTGGCTTTGACGACTATGAATGGTCTGCTGGTTTAGGGGTTAGAAAAGAGCCAAAAATGGCAATCGATGCGTTTAGCAACATATATGGTGATAGAGTAGTGGAAATACTTAAAGGTTATCAGCGCTGGTTTAGGAAGATAGGGTAAAAATGAAAGTAGCTATTTACACAATTGCTCTTAATGAACGTCAGTTTGTCGATAAGTGGTTCGAGGCATCTAAAGATGCTGACTACTTAATGATTGCAGATACTGGATCAACAGACGGCACTGTAGAACGTGCTAGAGAGCTTGGGATCGTAGTTCATAGTATTAAAAACATGCCTTGGAGATTTGATGATGCACGGAATGCTGCACTAGCACTTTTGCCTGAAGACATTGACATGTGTATCTCTTTGGATATGGATGAAGTTATTACTCCTAACTGGAAACCAGTTCTTGAAGAGCTATGGAGTCGAGGAGTAACACGACCACGATATAAGCATATTTGGTCATTTAATGATGATGGAACTCCTGGTCTCGAATTTAGCTACGACCACATCCATGCTCGCAAGGGCTATAGATGGCGTCACCCAGTTCACGAGTGTCTGTATAGCTACGGGATTGAGGAGAAACAAGAATGGACAGATGGTCTTGAAACTCATCACCACCCTGATCCAAGCAAGTCTCGTGCTCAATATTTACCGCTTCTTGCACTTTCAGTTAAAGAAGATCCATACAATGATCGCAATGCGTTTTATTATGGTCGAGAGTTGTACTTTTATGGACAGAATGAAGAAGCAGCTAGAGAGCTTAAGCGCCATTTAGATCTACCAACAGCTCATTGGGCACCAGAGCGTGCCGCATCCATGCGTTTTATTGGTAAATCACTTCCAGAAGAAGCAGAGATTTGGTTTAGAAAAGCAATCATACAAGCACCTGGTCGCAGAGAGCCTTGGGTAGATCTTGCAAAGCTTTATTATGAAAGAAATGATTGGACTAACTCTTTAGAGACCGCTAAAGAAGCGTTAGCTATTACTGAAAAACCTCTCGAGTATCTTTGTGAAGCAGACGCTTGGGGAGCTGCACCCTATGACTATGCAGCTATAGCTTCCTACAATCTAGGACTCTATAAAGAAGCAGCGGAATATGCTCAGCAAGCTTACGATTTAGAACCAAGTAATGAAAGATTAAAAAATAATCTAGATTATTGCTTAATGAAGTCTAGTTTAGAAGAAGAAGAAAAAGAAAAAGATTGAACATAGTTATATGTGGGGGCGGGACAGCCGGGTGGCTGTCTGCTTTCATAATCTCACAAAGTAACCCTTATCAACACAATATAACGGTTGTCGAGTCCTCTAAAATCGGGATTATTGGAGCTGGAGAAGCTTCTAGTGGTTTGATTATTGATATATTAAGTGGAAACTTTTTTTATAATAATAGAAAATTACTACCTAACAATAAAGAGATGGACATTGCAGATTTTATAAATAAAACAGATGCTATACCAAAGTACGCCTTAAAACACATAAACTGGGCAAAAGATAAAGGATCATATTTTGCTCCAGTTGTAGGATCTGTAACAACAAAAAACTCGCCAGATCATCTTTTTAATTATGTTATTTCTGAGTACGGAATAGATAAAGCTTATCTTTGCACACCAGCAGGTCAAGCTTATAACAGTAATAAATTCCTAAATAATAGAGACTACGGACTTCACTTTGATGCTTTTAAAGTAGGGAAGTATATTAAAGATTACTTAGTTGAATACTACAATGTTAAATTTGTAGATTCAATTATTAAAGATGTAGAAATAAAATCTAATGGAAATATCAGTGGGGTCTTACTTGAAGATGATTCTATTTTAGAGGGAGATTTTTTTGTAGACTGTACTGGTATGCAAAGAATATTAGCTAAAAAGTTAGAGATTAAATGGCACTCATATAAAGACTATCTTCCTGTCGATAGAGCTATGCCATTCCTTGTTCAGTATGAAGAAGGTGAAAAAATACAACCAGTGACTGAAGCAGAAGCGCTTTCATCAGGTTGGATGTGGCGTACACCTCTTTCGAGTAGAAAAGGTTGCGGCTATGTCTACAGTAGTAGTTTTATGTCTGAAGACGAGGCTCAAGACGAAGCTGAAAAAATTATGGGACATCCTATAGTACCAATTAATCATCTTAAGTTTGAATCTGGTCGTTTAGAAGAAGTTTGGAAGAATAACTGTCTAGTTACTGGTCTAGCAAGTTCATTTATTGAACCACTAGAGGCTACATCTATTCATGCAACAATTGCTCAGGTTTACTCGTTTTGTTTGGAACATTTAACAAGTAAACCTGAGACCACTGTTACTGAAGCAAACATTAAAAATTATAATAACAATATTATAAAAATGTATGAGAATCTATTAGATTTTACAGTTCTCCATTATCAGGGTGGTCGAGAAGACTCCGAATTTTGGAGATACATCAAGAATGAAAATCTAGTAACTCCTACAGTAAAAAATTATATTGAAAAAGCAAAAAGTAAAATTCCAACATTTTTATTTGCTTCCGACGAACAATGGGGAGCTAATGATCTTTGGAAGTGGACTTTAGCTGGTTTAAACCTTATTGATCCTAATCTTGCAAAAGAAGAGCTTATACAGTTTGATATGTATGATTATGCTAAAGGACACTACGAGTATTTTAAAGAAAATGTAGAAAGAGATTTATTAAATCAAAACATGCCCTTTGAGATAGATTTAAAAAACCCTATTTCTTTTTATTTGTCTTAGTTTTTTGTAGTTTTTCTTCTTTATAAGCTTCAATAGCATTTGCACTTGTTCTGCTTCTCCATGAAAAGTTACATTCTGTACATGTAACAATTTTTGCTGTTGTCCATCTACCACCGTTTGGTAGTTCTTCTATAGAAGTATCAAGCTTAGAAGGACGAGCAGTGCAATATGGACAATTAGGTACTCTTCTTCTTTTTGTTTCTTCACCGTTGTAGGATACGGATAGAGTTCTACGGATGTCAACTTCATCTCTTCCTCCCCAGATGCCCCAGATTTGTCTATGCTCTAAAGCCCACTGCAGACACTGAGATCTAACAGGGCACTCGAAACACATATTTTTAGCTGCATATTTCTTTACTGAATCCGTAGAAAAGAACCAGTCAACAGATTCTTTATTTTTAGGATCAGCGCAGGATGCATCTTTCTGCCACTCTAGGTTATCAGCTGGTTTCCACATATAGACTATTTTAGACTATAGACTATAAAACCGCTCTACTATAGACTATCTACTATATTTCTATCCATGTCGTTGCGAGTGCTACCCCTACAATATCTCCATACTCTGTCTCTCCAGAGTCATCACATACGGTAAATTCGAGCTCTTCATCAATTAACCCCGACCATCCATGTACTGGAGTTGCTTTATCTATCATATTAAATCCATCACCTAAGGAAACTGCAACACCGTCTCTCTGTAAAGCCGAGGCAAGAGCTCTTCGCACTAAGTCATTTTCTAGATCAACGTGGTCAAAAGTGTAGTAAACAGTCGAGGCTGTGAGCTGTTCGCTGTAGCCACTCCCACCCCACTCAGACCAGAGATGCTGACCATGTCTTTCGTCTTTAATTTATGACTCCTTAGTTTGGATCTTCTTCTGTAGTATCTAGAGGAATCTCAAAGGTTTCTTGGTAAAGCTCTTTAATAAAATACACTTCATCTGTAAGTTTTAATTCAAATATCCCTGCAACTGTTATGTTCCCACACATAACACAAACCTCAACAGAGCCACTATTTACTTTTTCTGGGACATCTACCCCTTTAAGACGCATAAGGATTTTACCTTTTTCGTCCACACTCTCAGGCTCCCACTTAGTGTGGTTTTCTAGCCAGCACGCTTCGCATACTGGCATAGGGCTTATGACGGGCTCTGCGGCCATCTTCTCCTACCTTCAAGTAGTTTTATATGGCTCTAGTCTACTCTTACTGCTCCGATGCAATCTTCCCGACTTCGTAGCCGCAGCCAGCATAGCCAGCAATATCAATCCATGTATCTGGTTGAAACCCAGAGCCATGAGCAAATCGTGCCATCTTAAGTCCAACCATCATCATCGCTACCTGCTCATTGGTAATCTCGTGTCCAAGAATTACAGACCAAATCCTAGCTGTCCGTGTAAAATTCTCTTCTGGACCGCCATAATTAGCATTTCTATCCTGTGTAGTGATCCTAGCTGCTTCTCTAAGAGCTTCAACCCGATGAGGAGTATCTGTTACTTGTTTGAGGTATTCATTTTCATTAGTCATGTGAGTTTCTCAATCTTGCGGAAACTTCTCCAGTAAAAATTGGAAGAGTAACGCCATCATTAGAGCTTTCGTACACTGTTATTTCATAGTTTACTTTATTTTTAAGTTCTTCTAACTCAATTTCAAAAAAATTACAAAGCTTTTTTTCAGCTTCAGCTATAAGACCCTTGTAGGTTGTAGAGCTCACTAAAGACTTTACATGGACAGTTTTCATTATGGAACTCTTTTCTCTAGTTGTTGTGGAGTGTAGTGGAACCCATCTAGTAGAGGCTCCTTACCGTCTGTTGTTTTTACAATAATGTCGCCGTATCTAATACTTACAATCTTTCCACGACGACCATTGTGGATCTTACCCTTATCACCATCAAAGGCATTCCACTTAACACGAACTTCATCGGCAATAACTAATTGACCAGACTGTGCTGGTACCCAGTTTTCGTTTTTATTTTCTTTTACAATGGCATGACCAAGGGCAATCTTGCTGAATAGCTCGATAACTTGACTTAGGTTTGCTTGATCCTTATCTGGATCTGGGTCTGTATTTTTAATCTCAGTCCAAGCGTTGAGAAGTTTGATGACAGAATCACCAACCACCCTCTTAGTTTTGTTATCTGTGAGTTGTTGTTTAACCCAGTTCATATCTACTTCTGGCATCTTAATGTCCTTTCTGACAGATGTGCCTAGATTACTGACAGCAAGCTCTGGTTGTCCAGTGCCTCTGCTGTTTTTTGCAAAGATTCCTCCCGTGAGGGAGTGGCATCTCTGTAAAAATCTTTCTGACTTTGTGCCATGATAAGCCGCTGACTCGGGCTCATCTCTTCCACTGTTGAAGGTAAAAACGCCCATTCTGCTCCTACCCAAGATGTATGACGCCAATCAGTAACTACAGGAACTCCAACCGCAATCGATTGAGATATCGCTATAGACCACCAAGGGTCGTTATTTTTATATGTACTAATCAAAGTTCCCATAGAGTTCTCTATGCGACTTAGAATCTCGCTATTCTTATCATACTTGTGAACTCGTACTGGCACTACTTCTGAAGCTAAAGTTTTTACTACCTTCTTAGTCCAATCGCTTTTAGGAGCATCAGCACACCAGTATGTGCCATATGAGGGATCTATACGATCTATAGAAGCGTCAATAAGCTCTCTGTCATAACAAATACCTACAACATCTTCAGTCTGTAGATTCTTAATAGAGTTAGATACAACCTCTCTAGAGAACCACGGCATGCTTGGGACAATAGTTTTACCCCACTGCTCGTTATAAAGGTGTTGGATAAATCGATAGATAGGTTCGGCGTACTTACTGTCTTGAGCCTCAAAATAGTTGTGTCTTCTATCATAAAAAGATTTAAAAAGTTTTTGTGGGTTGTCGTTACAGTCTCTAATTCCAGACCAGATCCAATATGGGTCTGGTGCATCGATTAGTAGTCTTAGCTTCCCTAGATCTTTTGCTTGACTAGCTACCCAAAGGCCAGCGTACACATAGTTAGCTGAAACGCTGTGTGGAGAAGCAAGCCCGACTATGATTAAGTCATATTGATCTAAATATTCTTTGCTCATGTAGAGCTGTGGTTTTTCCCAAGTTACATCGCACTGAAGTTCATCTAAAGCATTCTTAAACAATCCAGTAAAAGTAGACAGACGATTATTAGCATTCTCAGAGCACTGAGATGCTGTAAATCCTGTAACTAATACTTTCATTTTTCTCCTTGTTAGTTATTAGGAGGCTGCCCTGTCTTGAGCAGCCCCCCAACGAACTTTATTAGAACGGTGCAGACGGTGCTGCTGGAGCAGGAGCTGGTGCTGCTGCTACTGGTGCTGGAGCAGGAGCTGGTGCTGCTGCTGGAGGTGGAGACGCTGGAGCTGGTGCTGCTGCTTGAGCAGGAGCTGCAGTGTCACCTTGCATTGCTGCAATGGTTGCTGCGCTTGGGAAGTAGTTACGGATCTCGTTCTTCTTGGCTCCGTTATACATACGGCTGCCAATCTGTGCACGGAATCTACGACCAGTAAGAGTTGCCTCAATCTGAGCGTTAGTTGGGTTTGTGTCGAAGTAGCTACGACCAATACCCATTGCATGGAACTTCTTAAACAACATACCAAGTGCTGCAGGACTTTCTGGTGTTACAACCAAGTTATCCCAGACAAGACGCTTGTTGTAAGGTCCACCTTCAACCTGTGCCTTTAGCTTGAACATTGTCTTACCAGACTGCGATGTTGTTGCAGTTGCTTCTACTACCAATAGATCAAAATCACCGTCAGGTAGCGGTTCGTAACTGCCAGTTTCACCAGCATCCTTAATTAAGTCAGACCAGTTTTTACTGCTCACTTATTATCCTTCTTTCTGTGTTGTTGTTTCAGCTGCTGCGGCCGCTGCTGCTGCTTGTCTCTGTCCGAAAACAATGTCTAACATTCTTTCGATAGAGAGGTTTTCTTGCTCAACTACCTTGCCAAGACGTCCTTGTACACGCTCACCAGCTTCATGCTGGTTTGTGCGCTCAACGTACATACGACGAACTTTGAATGGTGGTTGTGTTGGATCTGGGTTGTGACGTTCCTCAACGGTAATCGCACCCAGAATGTCGTAGAAGTAAGGAGCCTGAATCGCAAGCTGACCTTGTAGGTATGGACGATAACGACCATCCTTATCAAGACGAGCCATTGCAGTTAGAACTACTGCTTCTAGTGGATTTGTAGCGTGCATTGTTAGGTCACGCAGGTCACGCAAGAGTCCACCCATGTGGCGGAGAAGTTCTCCCCACTGCTGCTGTGTCATCTGATTAACACCTGCGATGTTCTCCAAGCACTTAACTTGGAGTTCAGACACAGAGTCAATGATCAGACTCTTGAATTGATGCTTACCTAGTTGTAGCCACTGGTATGTCTTGAGAACAGTGTCATAGTCACGCACTGTGACTACGCATGTATCCCAAGTTCCATCAGCCACTGGTGGCTCCTCACGAAGAGGATCCCAGTACTTTACGATGATTGGGAGGAAGCGGTGTCCACCCTCAACATCGAGCATTAGGCGTGGATATGGTGCTGTAACAGCAAGACTGGATTTACCAACCTTACTCTCTCCGTACACCATAACGGTAAGAGAACGTTGAATATCGCTCATACGTCACTCACTTCCTTTTTTGTCGGTTTCGTAATACGCATAAGGATCTGCTTCCTCATACGAATCGCTAAGTGCTTGTTCGGCAGCGCTTCCGTCATCGAACATTGGGCATATAGCGAAAAATTGGCATTTCCATTTGCAATCACGACTTGGTGTCGGATATGCAACATATGAATGATCTGAGCCAGTATCTAAAGCTCTACGAACATTCATAAGATCAGCAATCGTTCCATGGATTCTATTCCAGAAAGAACGCATTGTAAATACATTGTGATGAACTTCTACTTGATCATAGAAAGGTGGGCGAGCAGTTGCTGTGCGCTTTACTTTCTTAAGAAGAGTAAAAATACCGCCATCTGAGCGGTGTTCTTCGTCAGCTTTTGTAGCCTCGAGAAGCATGTAAGTCATAACCTGCTCGTTCATATGAGCAAGGTTTCCAAAGTCTCCTAGAGACCCACCTACAGTTTTAAAGTCACGGAACATACGAACGCCGTCAACTTTACGACGAACACGCATATCAAGCTTTCCCTGTAATTCAACTTCTCCGTTAAAGAGTGGAGCAATGATTGTTTCTTCTGTAGAGATCATTTCAAGTTCTGCGTCGATTCCCTCTTCCGCAACCCACTCTTCATAACCTTCTAACATGATGCGACCCATCTCTGCCTCTGCTTCAAGATTAGATACATCTAGAAAGTCTGCAAGAAGAATCTCTTTGTCTACCTGCACAAGCTTTGAGTGCGCTTCTAATAGTGGAGTCCCGTTTGCATAGTGATCATCTAGAGCTGCGTGGATACGGCTACCAAAAGCTAGAGCACCAGTCTTATCACGAAACTTTGGTTGTAGACGGCGGTAGTAAGCAAGCCACCACTTACGACGGCAGTCCTTAAATGTCTGTAGTTCGGAGTTAGATAGTCTTACTACACCACTCATAGAACACCTGCCTTATCATCTTTGAGCAACTTCATTAGTTGATCTTTATCTCGAACAATCTGTTCGAAATTATCTGACTTTGTTTCTAGTACTTGTAAAACTCTTTCTTCAATAGTTCCCTCTGTTACATAATCCATAATCAAGATAGAGTCGTGGATTTCGCTACCAATACGGTGAACACGATCTAGAGCCTGACGATGATCAACTAGTGACCAAGGTCGCTGTAGCATAACAAGACGGCGAGCAGCAGTCAATGTAATACCTACACCACCCGCTTGAGCAGTAAAAAGAACCCACTTGATATTTCCTGCTTGGAAATCATCTACTGCTCTCTGTCGCTCGTCTTCATTCTGAGCACCAGTAATCAGTCCGTGCTTAATTCCAGCCTTTGTAAGTTCTGCGCTAAGAAGGTCAATTAGCTGACGTGATACTGCACAGACAGCAACGGAGTCATCTCCAAAGTCACCATTCTTAATGTCATCCATAAGCGAATCCACCTTACAAGATGGTCCAGCAAGAACAGTCTTCATTTCCCCTGTTGACTCATCAACTTCCATAGTGGCATAAGAACTAGCAAATTGAAGCAAGCGTGTTGTCTGAGTCAAGATAGATGGAGCAGTAACTGCATCTCCACTTTCTAACTCAGCAATCATTGTGTCACGCATCTGGTCATAAGCTTTTTTCTGCTTAGTTGACATCTCCACATCACGACGCTCGTTCATTACAGGTGGTAGCCAAGGAAGCACTACCTTCTTAAGCATACGACGCATTACAGGATTTACGCTCTTGTGGAATTCATCTTCCATATGTGGCTTAACACCGATTACCATCATTCCACCAAATGCGTTGAGCATGATGTCAATCATTCGATCAATCCACTTTGTCTTTGATGGCCAATCGATAGGAGAGAGCCAGTGAAGAATTGACCAAAGATCAACAACATCTTTAGCAATAGGAGTACCAGTAAGTGCAAAGCGAATAGGGGCATCTCCAGTTGCAGCCCAAAGAGCACGAGTCTGCTTGGACTTTGGCTCTTTAGAGCGGTGAATTTCGTCAGCAACCACTGCCTTAAAATCAATCATGTTAAGCTCACGAGGATGTACCTCACAGCGAGTCTCTGTAACGCTTGGATCTTGACCACCCATGTCAACACACTTAATTAAAGCGATAGAACCGTAACCAGCAAGACGTGAGTGTGAGCGAAGTGATTCCCAGTTGATAATAAATACTTGCGCTTCTTCATTGGCAAACTGCTTCTTGCGCTGAACAGCAGAACCCTTAATAACTTGAGTTTTCACTCCCGGCCACCACTTCTCAAACTCTCTAGCCCAGTTTTTCTTTAGGGTATTAGGGCACACAATAAGTGCAGGGAAAACATCTTCGCCATTATCTTGAAGTCTTTTAAGAGCACGAATGGCTTGGGCAGTCTTACCTAAGCCCGGCTCATCTGCTAGAAGAGCACGCTTTGCGGTGCTAAGGAAAGCTACGCCAGCCCTTTGATGTGGGAAAAGGTCTTCATCACCCTCATAGGTCTCAAGCTCTCTAAGGGCATTGGCAGGAGCAATTCTATTATTGAGTTCGTTGGTTGCCCATTCGGTTAGAGCAGGTCCTACAAAGAGATCTTCCTTAAAGGTTGACCGTAAGGCAAGGCAAGTTGTCCAGCTAAGCGGAACAGTCCAGACCTGCTCCTTAGGGCTCCAGGAAGCCCCTGGAAGGCTTTTACAGAGCTCTTTAAAGCGCCAGTCAGCGGTTATGAGGATATTGTTCTTGTCTGGATTTATATCTACTGTTACTGCCATTTGCCACCTACTCCTTAGCGTCACTACATCAAGTAAAACATACTATTGAAGATATTGCAAACTAAAAGTTTCTTAATAGTATCTTTAGTCTAGCAGAGTTCTAGGAACCCAGCCAGTTTTAACCAGCCTTAGCAGGGCGTGTCGCATCGCATCATTTGCGTGCCCTTCCCCTCCTACATGCCAAGTCCCAAGCTTTTTGAGGGTAGGGTTAGGGAACATATTCTTGGCATCTGCTGGAGACTGAAAAACGATCTTTTCAGGATCGTACATATTGGTACGGCAAAGGTGCTTTAGCACCCCTATCTGCTCAAGGCTATAGGGTGCCTGAGAGTTACGGACTGTCTGGGCATTGATAGTAAATCGCTCACACACAACAGTAAAGTCATCTTGCTGCTTTTGAGTATTTAAAACGGTTTCAATAACTAATGCAAAATCCTCTGGTTGCACTTCTTTTGAAAGTATCACGTTAGGGACTGGATCAGAGCCATTCCATGACATAAAAACAACACCTGTGGCTTTTCCTGGATCTACTGATAAGACATATTTTGTCATGCGTACTTTTCCCCCCAGTTATTCATAGGACCATCGATGCCTGAGGTCAGTGGAACAGCCCAACCTTCGGTAGTGGTCATACACTCTTGAACAGTTCTTTTGAACTCTTCAACTTGGTCTTTAGGTGCTTGTAGAACAATTTCGTCGTGTACTGGAACAATAAGGTGTTCGGTCAAATCTGCTTGATCCAACTTTACAAGATTGCTCTTGAATACTTCTGCTGCTCCACCTTGGATTAGGTAGTTAACAAGAGTATAGACACGCTCTTCATCACAAGGGATACGGCGACCAGTCCAAGTTTTTACATAACCTTGACCTTCTTGACGAAGTCGAGTCATTCCAATATTTTCAATTTGCTTTTGGAACTGCATCATTCCTGGATAGTTAGCATCAAAAGAATCAGAAACAGAACGCATCTGGGGTTCTGGAACACCAGCAGTCAAAGCTTGTTTAGCAACACCTGCTCCGTAAAGTCGTCCGTAGACAACACCCTTGATGAGGTTACGACGCTTATCTGTTCTTTGCATATCTGGTTCTTGATAAACTTGACGACCGATTTCGGTAAATGGATCAGAGCCAGTTGCATCTGCTTTATGAAATAGAGAGATAAGGTTTGGATCCTGAGATAGAGAAGCAAACATACGGAATTCAACCTGATCTAAGTCAGAAGAGATAATTACATGGTCTGGGTCACGAGGTAAGAATGCTCTGCGTACTGTTTCATCTCCCTTAGGTAGAGTCTGTAGAGCAGGATCAGTGATTGACATACGAGAAGTACGAGCACCAAGAGTCTTTACGGACGGGTGCAATATTCCATCAACATTCTTGTTAAGAAAATTAAGGAAGTAGGTATTAGCTAGCTTATCTGCCTTGCGTTGCTTGAGAACAGTCTCTGCAAGGTTTTTAACCTCTTCGTTGCCGTGAATTGTTAAAAGCTTTAATTGATCTTTACTTGCAGACTTTGCTCCAGAGGGGGTTGTTTCTGTAATCTCTGCACCAAGCTTTTCAAAAAGTCGTACTAGTTGGATATTACTTGTAATACTTGTTCCACCGTAAGTCTTAGCTGCCCAATCCTTCACCGAGTCTGCGTAAGATAAAAGCTCTTCATACTTCTTCTTCGAGTAATCAAGATCAACACGAGCACCATTAATCTCCATACGAGTAACAATCTTGCGTGTTGCCATCTCAAGCTCATAGGCACGGTTATATGGACCTTGTGGGCCACACTGCTGATAAAACTGTTCCCATAAGCGCATTGTTAGAACTGTGTCTAAAGCACCGTACACCCAGTAAGGCTCGTAGTTAACTGGGACTGTTCCCCAAGTCCAACCATTCTCAATGAGACCTAAGTCAAGACTCTCTTGCATTGCAACAGCCTTGCCATCTACATAACGAGCAGCAAGAGGCTTAAGACCACCAACACCAAGAGGATCAATAATGTGAGCCATAATCATTGTGTCGTGTGCACGCTGCCAAGGCATTTCCCATTTAGATTTAATTGCAAACCATCTTGCTTCGAAGGCAATATTGTGACACACAATAGGACCTTCAAACTTTCTCATTGCTTCGTAGAAGACACCGTTCCATTCTTCCCAAGGAATAGACCAGCCTTGCATTCCATCTCCAACTTGAACAAGACGCAAGTCTCCATGCCAAGGAGATAGCGCATCGCTACGCTGCCCACCGGGGCGTTCACCAGTTTCAGTATCGATTGCAATTGCGTCATAAGGACGTCTTTCACCAAGCCAAGTAATAAACTGGCCAGCTTTTTCTACAGAATCAACAAGGTGAAGTTTTACATCACCTAATCCTTGCGTCGTTTGATTGTCGCTCATTGTTTCCTAACCTGCGTTAACTGTTTTTGCTTCTAGGAAGCTGATGGTCTTTAAACTTGTTACCTCTAACATCCATACCTTTGTAATATAGACCATCTTTAGCGTTTTTGTCCATATTATCTCTTTCCCTTTTATCTGAGTGCTCTTTTACTACTGCTTTCTCTTCCTCTACAACCTGTTCATCAAAGATATCATAAGCACTCTTTAGTTCAAAAGAGTCGCAGAAGTATCTTGGTATAGGTATAATGCCTACTAAAGGCGAGTCAGGGAGAACCCGTATAACTGTGTTTGGTATATCTATCTTTAGATTTAAAGTAAAACCAAAACGAATATTGTCAGACTCTACAACTCCTGTCATTACGCTCATTCCCGGCATTGGATAGTTAGGAGGAGATATAGTCATTAAATTAACCATGGGAGGTGTCTTTAGTATAACTGGGTAGTGAAGAGTAAGAACTCCATGGCCAAACTCGGAGTTAGGATATATAAAATTTAAATCTCTATATGGTTCAAAATCATCGTGATAAGTTATGGTTATATCTTCTGGAGAGTTTCCACCATTCCAAATAACATCAAATCCGTATGGAATGCTGAAAACAAAACCCTGCATATTTCCAATTGCTAGCGGTAGACACTTATAGAAGTTGGGAGAAAACCATCCTCGCTTATGGTCTGTATTTAAAGGATTTAGAAATAAACCTATATTTTTTAAATCAAAGGGTTTGACACCTTCGCTCGGGATTACAGGAAAGAATGCAATAGTATTCTTTGGAACAACAAGATTTTCATCTTGATTCACTATTGTCATATGTCTTTTTCCTTAATCTTTTAGGGGATCATCTCCACTCTGTATATGGAGTCTATCTTTTCGTCATTCAAAGCCGCTTTCTCAAGCAGCCTTTGAGCAACGTTAGTAAGGTATCTTGCACCACCTTGGTCGTATTTGTAAAGTGCATCTAGTACAGGAGTTGGATCTTCGCTTACCTGAGCCCAGTTGCGGTCTGTTTCAGGGAAAATAACAGGTAGATCTCTAGAAGGATCGCACTCTTCACATGGGGTAGAGTCTTTTGTTAGGCAATCTGTGTCAGACTCTTTTAGGTAATATCTCTTAACAAGAGGGCATGCCGCCCCGTGGAATACAAGAGAGACTCCAACCCGAGAGAGGATATAAGAGCCATTCTCTGTCTTGAAGAGCTTAAACTCTATCCAGCGTGTAGACCCACGGCGCCATGAAGAGGATTCTCCCAGAAGACGCCCGTTGAACTGAAGCGTTCTAGATCCATCTTTTACTTCAAACATTGTAGAAGTTTACCCTTCTTCTGAAGGTGCTGTTGTGTGCTCACCTGTGATCGGGTCATGGTAGTGATCGGACTCATCCGTCTCTGGCCTGTAGCTTAGGAAATTCCACCATGAAACAATTTCTTGAAAAATATCATTTAGTTCGGCCCATTCTGGGACGATATGTGTTGTTTGATGGCTTGCTGTAGGAATAATAGAAGAAGATGCAGCTACTTCTTTAAAGTAGAGAAGTAGATTTTCAAGATGCTGAGCGATGATCTCGTCTGTTAAAAACTCTCTCTCTTCAAGATTGTAAAAGTTAACACCAGTCTCTACAAATGTTTCATCTATGGTTTCTATAACCTTTTTAATCATAGCTGGTTTACCCACCTCGTAGTGAGCTGCGTAGACAATCATTTGTTCTCCTTAAGTCGCTTAATCTCTTCTGAGAGTAAGTTTATCTCATTTTGTTGTTTTTTGACGAGCTCTAAGACAAAAACAGAAAGAAGACCGTAATTGATGCTATCTACTTCTCCTTTTTCATCATATCCAACGATCTCTTCTACTCCAAGCTCTAAAGCCTCTTCTGCAATATACCCGTAATCCCATTCGCGGTTCTTACTGGCATCTCTTGCTTGATTACGATATTTAAATCTTTTTGGTTGGAGTAGAAATAGCTTATCTAGGTCAATGGAGTAGTCAGAAATCTCTTTCTTAAGTTTTCTAGTAGAAGAGATATTTGTAAAGTGAGTGTGACCTCCGTGACCAACGTGGCCACCAGCAAAAGAAGTATCGTATCTACCAGAGGATGCATACTGGCTATGGGTGTGGTTAGACAAGGCATATCCAGATCCGTTAAAAGAAACAGTTCTACTTCTACCACTTCCAGTAACTGATATACCAGTACCAGCAGCTACGTTTGTTAGAACTTCTCCTGGAAGTCGGTTAATACCTATAGTGCCAGTAATAATTGTTCCAGCATCAACGCTTGAAATTTTTCCGTTTGTGATTCCACCAGCTAGCATGGCATTCGTGATAGATGGAATTCTTTGTGTAGCAAGGACTCCTGAGGTTATTTTGTCAGCAGAAACGTTTAAAACATTGTAATCAGTAACAGCATTCTGCCCAATCTTGGCATTGGTAATAGCTCCAGTAAAGATATCATTTGATCCAATACTAAAGTTTTGAATATTTACTTTACCTGTTCCAGAACTTCCTACGACAACACCAGCATTGATGTTGTCATTAAAAATAGCGTTATCTTTAAGCTCAGAAAAACCTACGCAGTCAGCTCCGAGCTCATTGTCGGTGATCACACCTGTCCCTATTTTAACGGCAGTAATGCTTCTATCAACGATAAGAGACCCTTGAACTCCACCAATTATTTTAGATCCAGATATTCCAGCTATTTTTTCATCTGTAACTTGAAGATTACCTATTTTATCTGTAGTTATATCTCCAATGAGTTTAGAAGAAGACATTCCAGCAATCTTTGAATCTGGAATCCCACCTGCAAGCTCATCTGTACCTACAGAGCCATTGCTAATTTGAGTAGAACCGACAGAGTTAGCTCCCATCTCATTGGCCGTGATAGTTCCTGGTGCAATCTCATTTGCTGTGACGGAGTCTTGGATAATCTGTGCAGTACCTACCGAGTCCGTAGCCAGTAACGACTGAGTAATGGCGCTCGCTTCAATTTGAGTGGTACCTACAACACCTGCAACTAGAGACCTTCTTGTGACAGCTGAGTCTGCAATCAGCTCTTGTCCAACAGCACGAGGTGCTATGTTTTTTGAAACGACAACCTTAGAAGCAAGCTGTGTAGGTGCTGGTCTGGTTTCTAAATATCTAAGACGTTTTTGGACATCCGTGATATTTCCAGCAATACTTTTTCTTCTAGATCTTCTACGAGTTGCCACGGTTAGTTTTCCTCTCTAGCTATCGCTGCTGCTGCCACTTGAGCCTCAGCTTGAGCATTCTTTTCTGCTTGAATCTGCGATAAATAGTCAGCATACTCTTGCGGTGTATCAAACTCATCTGGTGTTTTTAGGGTCATTTAGTTTCCTCCTGTTGTCTTTTTAAGTCCAGCTACTTCTCCAGCTTTATCAACCTTCCAGTCAGTAATAAGTTCAAGATCTACTGTTTCTGGGAAAGAAGGGGCATCTGGCACAGATACTTTATATGAATTAATTTTTCTCACGATGATGTCACTTCTTGGTTCTTGATCACTAGCTAGTCGTGCAAGAACAAAAGGATCATCAATAATCAAAGAACACCACTGACCGGGAACATATGTCCCGACAACAGGGTTTAAAGATCCATTAACCCTGACACTAAAGTCTCCCATAGGGGGCTTTGATTCGTAGAGATATTCCTGAGCATAAGAATATAAAACATCTTCGTCAGCAGTGTTATTTACCATTTCGACTTGATCAAGTAAAGGCCAGCTCTTTCCTAAAGAGTTGTTTAATAGAGATGTATCTGCTGCCACAGCATATGGTTGGCTTGCAGCGTCAGAAAGATCTGTAATGTTGCCTTCTACAAAAAATCTAGTTGCAGCATCTTCAGCGCTTTCTTCTACTGTAAAAGTAGAGATACTACCTGGATACTCAAAGACAAGACTGTTAAACCCTAATCTTTCAGCATCCGACATATCAGGGCTGACCGTAATCTCGTTAGGGTTTTCAATGTTCATAAGAACTAAAGTCCTAGTAAAAGATGCGGTAGTGAAGTCGTAGTCACAATCAATACGATATTCAAAACCATCTAGGTTGTCGGAGTAATCTTCTAAAATCTCACCAAAAGTTTTAAGCTCGTAACCTCTTAGATACTGTGTATCTTGATATAGCCCGCTAGTTTTATTTGAGCCAACGGTAATTCCTAGATCTGAGTTGCTTGTGTAAGGTCCAAAAGTTCCGTAGACTGCTTTACTACCTAGAGTGACAGTTCCACCAGAGACTGTAACTTCTGCAATGTCTGGGTAAAATCTTCCCTCTGGGCTTGGCTGATCATATGTAAAAGTTGTTGGTGTGGGTGTAGAAGTTATTGTATATCTACCATTAAAATTTTCGTCTAGTCTCTGACTAAAGAAGGAGTCCACATTGTTAACTACAACTACTTGTCCCACAGCTGCACCATGAGGTAGGTGTGTTGTCAATGTTGCAACGTTAGATTGTAGTTTTTTCTTAGTCACATAAAAAGTTTTAATTCCAGACAAAGTCGCCTTTGAAATGTTTGAACCAGATAATTCAAAAACTATATTATTATTATCAGGGACTTCAGTAACAGTATGGTAGCCATCTAAGCCAGAACCAACTTGAATAATTTCAAACTCTTGGCCGGGAACCAAACTGTGTTCTTCTAGGGTCTCAAGAACTACTCTTCCGTTATCTCTCTTTTTAGATATAATCGATACTTCTTGAATAGCTGCTGGCTCAATTACATCATTTGCAAAGTTTAGACCAGACATATCTGTAGAGAGCTGAAACATAAGGTCTCTTACAAAATCATAGGTGTCGATTAGTTTTCTTACGGCACCACTGGTTACAGCTGTCGATGTAACATTTGGGTAGTCAACAGCAAAAGTAAAACTATTAGCAGAAGTTATGCTAGCTATTTGATGAGTACCGTCAACTACAGGATTCGTAAAAGTAATTTTTACATAGTTACCAACTCTAAATCTTGTTGGATCGATGCTGATAGGCTCTTCAGTAATAACTGTTGCAACTTTATTTGTAATAGAAAAAGAAGATATCCCGATAAAATCAGAGCCATAAAGAAGTGTCTGCCACACATGTCTATGATAAAAGTAACTTGTAAACTCTGATGCGTCAATGCTTACTGTTTTGCTTGCTTGATCGTATTTTCTACCCCAAATAATTCCGCCCCAGACACATACATCGTTACGCATGACATATACGCCAGTTCTTCCTGGCATTGTTGCATCGTAGATATTTAATCTACTAGTTGCAGCAATTAGTGGGATGTTTCCAGTAAAAGTTCCTGCTTTTCTTAAGACTCTTTGATAAGAGACACCAGTAAATGGGAGTTCTGCAATTACAGAGTTACTTACTAGGTCTGTTAAAAAGTATCTGTACTTTACATCTGTTACAGATGGGTCAGATGAGGTAACCGATGCCATTGTCTATTGTCTCTCTTTCATGTTTTTTATCCCAGCCAAGCAGACCTATAATAAACTCTAAGCAAAGATCTACTTACAGAGTTCTTTTCATCAATAAACTCTATTTCGTTATTACCTGGTTGTAAGAAGAAAAAATCAGTTAGTACATCTAATTTTGCTCTTGCATTTTCGTAGCTTCCATTTAGAAACACATCTCTGGTTAAGGTGTTTATTTCTAAAATATCTGGTCCGAAATCCACAGATGCTCCAGAAATACCAGGAGTAAAAACAACTTCGTTCTTTCTAATAGCTACTCCAGAGCTTTCAATCTCCCCGCCTACTTCGCTTAAAATATCAGCAGAGACTGATGCAGAACCGTTGATAGCTGTGAAAGGTAGACTTCCAGATACAACTGCTGAACCTGAATCAGCAGCAGATGGTATAGATCTAGAAGCTAATGCAAATCCTCCAGTTGCATATGGAGTCGCACCGCTTGCTGGACCAGCTGCAATAGTTGCAGAAGTTCCAACTGTGTAGGTAAATGTTGTCGCACCTGTAACGGTAACTATATATGTTCCATTTAATGCAGATGCAGCAGAATCCATATTATTGATCGTTACATACTGTCCGTTAGTAAAATTATGAGCATTAGCTGTAATAACACTTGCTGTAGTACCAGACTGCGCTCTAGAAGTTATACCAGCCCCAGCAATACTATAGGCAACGTTTGCACTAGCTTTACTATATGTAAAGGTGTTTGTGCTTGGTACCGATGTTACTACATATGACCCATCAAATGATGTGCCCATAGAAGAAACGGTTACTGTTTCTCCAGTAAGGAATCCGTGACCTGAAGAAGTAGTTAGTGTTGCAACTCCTCCAATAAGCTGTCGTGCAACTACAGCTCTTCTTACTGGAATGACTGTTCCAGTAGTAACTAAAATCGCTGTTTCATCGGCTGCAGCTTTAGCGTAGCTAAAAGTTGTACTAGAAGGTATCTGAGTAATTGTATATGTTCCATCATAATTTGCACCCACGTCAGATACAAATACTTGCTCTCCAAGACTAAATCCATGGTCAGAAGCTAAAGTTATTGTTGCAACTCCAGAGAATATAGATCTGATAGCAGCTGTGTTTACAGTAGATCTTTCAATTTTATATGTAAATGAGGTAGATGTAGGAACGGAAAGTATTTTATAAGTTCCATCAAAAGTGTCATCTAGTCCAGATATGGATACATTTTCTCCAGCAACAAATCCGTGCTCTGCTCCCATAGTGATCGACGCAATGTCAGAAGACATTTGCTTCGTGGTTATTGCCTTACTGTTTGTTCTTGTAAGTGCATAGCTAAATGTTGTAGGAGAGTCAATACTTGTAATAATGTATGTTCCATTATAGTTAATATTTATACCAGAAATAGTTACTGACTCACCCTCGATAAATTGATGAGCTTCGCTGGTAGTAAGAGTTGCAATATTGGAAATTAAAATAGCTCCAGTAACAACTCTAGGTGGAACTCTATTCTTTGCATAAGTAAAACTTGTTGCTGTAGGGGTCGATGTGATTCTATAGGTACCATTAAAGACAGTATCAACACCTTGAACAGTAATCGAGTCGTTAGTTACAAAATTATGGTTTGTTCTTGTTGTTATGGTTGCAATGTTGTTTGAAAGTTTTTTAGATACGATGCTCTCAATAGAGGAGATATTGGGAAACAAACTAAAAGAAAAAGTTGTATTTGTTGGGACAGCAGTGACAGTAAAATCTCCATTAAGATATGATTCTGACAATCCACTGATCTCTACAAGGTCTCCTACAAGCAAACCGTGGTTCGTTCTTGTCGTGAGTGTTGCGATATCTTCTAGAGTATCTACATCAAAGGATACTTGTTTATTCTCGATAGAAGAGTTTAATCTTCCTCTTAGTGAAGAAACTATGTATAGCAACTTATCAGTTGTTTTATTGTAGACTCGAGCAGGTCCAGTAATCGGTCCATTTATCTCTAGCTCAATCGGGGTGTCTACATTTCCATTATTGGTAATAGACAATACACCTGTAGCAGCAGTATCACGGTTTGCAGCAGGGATTTCAATAATGTCGTATCCGTCTGGCTCCGAGTCATCCCACGAGAACTTAAGAGGGTTTGCTGCTTTTAATCCAATAGAAAACTCTGTCTTTCCTCTTGCAGTTACTGTTTGAATCTGAGGAGCACCACTAAGACGTACAAAAGAAGCACGTTTATTATTAACACCTGTTTTTAGCCATGCTCCCTTGTACACAAGATCTGTAGCAGCGATAAGACGATCACGGGCTGCCTCAACCAAGTCAGGTGTTGGAGTTAGGAAAGATCCAGAGAGTGTCAATATTCGAGCGTTGTATCTTCCTTTAATATCGTAATCACCATCTCCAAAACCACGAGGAATTGATGGCATATCTGGTTCTGGATGGTTCCACCAACCACTGATGTCAGTGATAACCCAAGTAACACCGTATTCGTCGATAGTGTTGAATACAAAGTCACCAAGGACAATATCTGCCTTGAGCTTCATACCAGTCAGGTGAGGCTGTGGAAGCGGGATTAACCCACGGTCAACAAAGTTATTTTCCTGTGCTTGATTATAAACTTCTGACATTATGCAGCACCTTTACGAAGTTGGAATGCAAGTTGACGAGATACGAGTGCAGCAAGCTCACGCTCATCCATACCCTGAGAAGGATTAATAGTTATATTGATACCTCCAGCAGGTCCAGCAAGCATCTCAATCATAGCTCTGTCACGCTTAGATAGCCCGCTAGGGTCCAAAGGCTCTACACGCTCTGGACGACCTGCTTCACCAATTGTTGCAAGCATTCCTCCCGATGTAGCTGGGACAATTCCACCCTTTGCTAGCTTTATTGGAACTGAAATCATAGGAATCTTTGGAACATCTTTGAACGGGTTTATTTTATTAAACCCGTCAATTGCTTTATTAAGAGTTTCAGATACTTTATTTATTCCCTTTGCAATAAAGTTGACTGCATCTTCCAATCCATCAGTTAGCCAAGCCCATGAGAGTTTAAAACCAAAAGCTTTTGCAATATTTGTGAGGAATCCTTTAATTACACCTAGTACTGCATCAAATAATGCTTTAATTACAGCAAGTGGGTTTCCTGTTGTGAATGCGTCCCAGATTCCCTTAACTACCTTAATCAAGCCAATAATTACATCTACCACTAGGTTAATTGCAATTATCAATACTTCCTTGAAGAATGGGACAATATACTTACCTAAGAAGTCACCTAAAGCCTTAAACCCATCCGTGACACCGTCAATAAATGGCATGGCATCTTTAAGAGCTAGTTTGATCTTATCCCAGCCCTCCTTGAGAGCACCTAAAACTCCATCTACAAAATCTTTTAGTGCTTCTCTAAGAATCTCGCTCTTGTTGTAGGCTATAACCAAGATAGCAATTACAGCTGCTATAGCTGCTACTACAATTAAAAATGGTGCAGCAGCAGCTAGGGTAGCTCCCTGTAGTCCAAGAAGTGCACCTCTAGTAGCAGTAAGACCAGAACGGAAGAAGGTGAGAATTCTTCCTCCACCAGGAAGCACTGATAAGAATTTATCTATCCCCATAAGGGCATTAGCAATAACTGCTTTTCCAAAAAATGTTACTGATTTAGTAGTCAACTCTATTGCTATTCCAAAAGCTAGCATAGCTCCTGTTACAGCAAGAATTGCTCTCATAAATTCATTGTCAAAAATAGCAACTACAACACCTATAGCGATAGCTAAGGTATCAAAGAAAATTGCAATAGGTAGCGGGTCAACAAATATCTTTGCCAGTTCCGAGAACTTTTCAATAAATCTTCCTACAGCTGGAAGTGCGTTTTCAGAAATTGCTATTCCAATATCCCCAAAGTTTGCTGCAGCTATTTTTACGCTATCTAAGAACTTACCAAATCCTTCTGTAGCTCCCATAAGGATAAGGTCCCCGATGATGAGACCAATAATTTCTAAAATCTTTGTAAAGTTCTCTGTAAGCCCCTTGAGAAGGGTAGGTAAAGTTCCGTTTTCGTTTCCTAGCTTAGTAAAGTCTTCCCACCCCTGAGTTACCTTCTCTAGCCAATCAAGGAAGTACCAACCAGCACCGCCCTCAACAAAGAGAGCCTTGATAACGCCCATGATTGCGCCGATGGTGTTTCCAATAGATGCAAATAGAGAGTACATGACATCTGATGCTGTTTTAAATGCTGCATCTAGCTCGCCTGTTGCTTCTTTAATTTTTATTGTTTCTAGCCAACCTTTAGTAAGGTTTTCTACATACTTAGCAAACTCAACAGCAAAAGGAGAAAACGCTCCAAGAAGAATAGCAAATCCTCCAGCAAGATTTGCTGCTCCACCACCAAGGGCAAGAATGATAGGAGCCATTGCATCAAGGACTTTTGTTACAGCTTCAATTACCTTAGGATCTTTAAACACCTCTGCTATCTTTGCTGCAACATCTCCTAAAGCTGATGCAATAATTGGAAGAACTCTTTCCAATATAGGAAGATATGTCTCTGCTAGTGTTTTAACTGCTGGAGTAAACTTACTAAAAAACTCTTCTTGAAGCTTAAGTCTTAGCTCTTCAAGTCTATCTTTAAGACCAACAATGTAATCAACAAACTCTTTAGCAGCGGGGGACATTGCGATTGCAGGAGTTCCCATAACAACATCTAGGGCTTTTTTAGCTCTAGCAGTATCTTCTATAGCTTCACGCTCTGCCCGAGCAGCTAGCTCTAGCGCTCTAGTATTTGCAAGCTCTCTTTCGGAACCAGCTAGAAGAGAGTCATCAATTTCTTTAAGGGCTTTCTTGGCTTCTACAACACCTCTTACGGCCTTTGCAGCATTTATCTCTGCATCGCCTTGAGCCTCTTTTGCTTTCTTTAATTTTTCTTCAGCAGCTATTACTTGTGCACTGCCATCTACCCCAGCTTTGTTTGCTTTAGCTGTTGTTTTGCGTAGGTCGTTATTTTTATCTATTGCTTTACGAAGATTAAGATCTGCTTCAGCAAATGCAAGCTCAGCCTCACGGCGAGCACGAGAGTTAGGTGGAAGATCCTGAACACGCTGTAGGGAGTCACGAGCCTTTTCAAACTCAAGGCGTGCTTTCTTTTCAGAAATAACTCCGCCTTCAAGCTCGAAGCGAAGTTGTTGGATTGCTTCCTTAGCATCTTCACGAGCTTTTGTTACATCTTGAATTGCTTTTTCAGTGTTTTTTACTGATTCTTGGTAGTTACGCTCTGCTCTTTCAGAAGCAATAGTCGCATCTGCTACAGCATCAGCTGCTTGGTTTCTTCTTTCCTCTAAATCTTTAAGAGCTCTTGCTTGATCTTTGACAAGTTGATTGTATGCGTAAGTTGCATCATTCTGTGCATCTAGAGCATCGTTATATCTTTCTGTTGCATCTCCAGCAGCATCAACACCCTTACTCTGGTTGCCAATTGCCTCGCCAACACCCTTAAATACTTGTTTTAAAACAGAGGCACCTACTGCTACAGCACCTAATATGTTTCCAAAACCGAGTAAGACAGGACTAGCAGCTCCAACAATTCCAATGAGAACACCGACACCGCCAACTAAAGCACCAACTGTTCCACCTAATGCTGTGAGAGCAGCTCCCATTACATAGCTTTGTGTTGTTAGAGCTCTGAAACCTTCTCTAGCGTCCATAAGACTCTGAGAAAATCCTTGACTAAACATATCCATAATGCTTCCAGTAGCATTTCTGGTAAATGCTCTAGAAAACGAGTTTCCTAAAGAAGAACCTTGTTCGTCACCAAGGTTATCTAGCCCGCTTAAACCTCTTTTTACATCATCTTTAAACCCAGATGTGACGGCACGGACAAAGATCTCTGCACTACCTACAACTGCCATGCCATCACCTCCTAGTTACTAAGTTAGATTAGAGCTCGAATGGAGCGTCTAAAAGATTTCCAAATGGTTTTGCTGAATCAGGATTAAACTCTGTTGGTCGTACATAAGACTTCGTAGGACCTTTTAGTGGATCTTCTTCCTGAGAAGGAGTGGACCCTTCTTCTTGAATAGTAAAATCCTGAGGAAGCGAGAAGTCTTTTTCAGTTTCATTTCCAAATTTATAGTCTTTATTATACATTGTTCTATAAATTGTTTTTCTAAGTCTTGATTTAGCATCGACTTGGTCTGCGTTAGAAAAATTGTAGTCTTCTTCCATGTAGTAATGCAGTACATCTAACATGTCAGAAATCTCCAATTCTTCTAATCTAATACCGTTAGTCAAAGCTTTACCATTTACATAGGGCCAGAGGTCTATTGCCCACTCGCAGATTGCTCTGGCCCCTGGTTCGGGCGGTTTGAATACTCTTGCACCAACCAACCAGCAATTTCTGCCAAAGACTCAACAGTTACAATTTTGTCTGAATCAAGTAGTGTTTGGAATCGTGCATAGCTCTCTTCCTGAAGTGCTTTGCTGAAGAACAAACTAATACCCTGAGCCAAAACAACAGGGTCTGCTGATGATGACATTGATGCCATATCTAGTAGTGCTTTTCCTTGAAGGTTTGGCTTACATGCAAAATCTTGACCGTGCAGTTTAAAATTTAATGGCTCCGAGTTGATTACTCCACCATCACCAAAATCTTTAAATCGTGTTGTCATCTATTATTCCTTTTCTGTCATTGACGTACTACTTTCGTAGTTATCGTTAGATAATTATATCTTGTCTTTCAAAGCATCAGATAGGTATCTGTTTGCTCTTGTACCTGGATGTTTTACAGAATGTGCGTAAACAATTCTTCCTCTTGAGACAAAACGAAGAACTTTTCCAGTTTTTGGAGTTATCACATGAGGTTTTGTGCCTTCGTGATGGTCCAAAGCATAGGAAACATCTGATCCAATCCAAAGGTATTGACCTCTGGCATCTCTCATATGTCTCATATGTAGGGAGGCTCTTAACCTTCCTGTCCTCACTCCGACTCTTGTTCGAGCAGAAGCAAGAATTTCATTTCCCTTTATTTGTAAATATTTACCGACTTCTCCACCAGGTTGATTTAATAGTCTATCTAGAGGAGCTTCAAACCAATTAATTCTTACATTAGCCATTATGGGACCGCTACAGTGATTGTCATGGTCACGGTTTGAAATCCACCTTCAGGAGCATTGGTCTCCACAGTTGCAATCACTCCCAAACCAAAAGAACCACCTGTTGCCCACTGGTCTAAAGCCCGCGAGCTATCTAAAAGAATCCATGCATCATATGCAGAGATTTCCGAGAAAGCTTGAATATCATCTGCTGATGGAGCTTTACCGTTTATAGAAACTGTAGGTACTTCTCTAGATACAGAAACAAGTAAAGTTGCGCTGCGTGGATCGTTACATCTACGAGGATCAGTTGCTTCATCTCCAGGAGAGCCGATATACATTTGAAGTAGAGAAACTACAACTTGTTCACAATCAACAGAAGGGTTCCCAAGAGTCCAATATCTACGACCTGGTAGAGGCATTGTGTATGATGCATATGTACTAATAACGGAGTCAAGAACTCCTTGCATAAGTGCAGCTAGATTTTTAGCTGAGTCATCTACAGTTGCTGTATTAATAGGTGTAGCCATAGTGTCCTCTTGTCTTTAGGTTGTCGTATTACACAGTATAGATTGGAACTGTTCTTTCCCCCAGCTGAACGATGACGTTACTGGAGACTAAGTGAACAACTTCATTTACTGCTGGGTTTCCAAGACTTGGTCTAACTGCGTAAAGGTCCAAGACTCCTGGATCACGAGGACCTATAATAGAATTAATTTGTGTAAATGTAGCGCTTACTCTGATCGTATTTTCTACACGGTCAATTACAGCAGCGTTAGGAATTTCAGTTGTTGTGTTGTTATTAATATCTGAAACATTAGTCAGGATTGTCCAAGCGTTATCTCCATCAATAAACTCGGCTGCAATCTCTGAGAAATAATAAATATTTGATGTTCCATCTGCACCAACGTAAAGATCGTTAGCACTAAGAGGGTAGAGAGGAGATGCGCCAGTAATGCGGCGAGCACGAGGCATATCTGGGGAGAAGACACGAGAACGGGCACGAGCCTTGTCTGGGTTAGCTGTCTTGAGAAATAGATCAATGGCATAGATGCCAGTGCGGAGTTCATCAATAAAATCTTGGCTGTCAAGAAGAGTATACGAGACACCTTGACGAGATATAGAGGTCACACGTTGCGGTAGGGCGCAGGTATCGTCACCTTCGTATAGTTTTACTAGTTCGGTTGCTAAAACACGGGCAGCGGCTCTTCCAGCCGTTGGTGGAGGGCTTCCGTAGGTGTATGTGACCTCGACACGAGATGAGAACCAACTAGATCCTGAAACACCTATAAGAGTCGAGTGGTCTGCAAGATAGTATTTACTTGGGTCAACAATCTCTCCGTCTAGGTTTCTAACGGTGTGGACTTTTACAACCTTGCGTCCACGCAATCGGAGACGAGATGAAGATGTTGTCCCATCTCCTTGATAATCTTTATCATATCCATATCCTACATATGGAACGTTTTCTACGTTACCGTCAACAAGGACTGGAGCGTAGTTAAAATCTGAGCCAGCGGTTCTTAGGTATGGATCAAATGAAGATACATAACGCTCTGTAACAGTTGTAATCCCTGAAAATTTACGGCCAGACATTCCCCATAGGAGGTAGGAAGCAGTCTTTGCAGCATCGTAGGCATAGTCAGATTCAGCGTAATCGCCAAGTTCTTCTGGTGTTACCCATAGATTGCTCATAGTTGTCTCCCGTCTCTAATAGAAAAGGCGGGCAACGTGTCAACGGTATATACCATCGGTACGCTGCCCGCCTCCTATTTATTTAATTACGCTGATGGATCCTCAGTTGATGCAACAATGTAATCCACTGGTAGATCTGCGTTGTACTCTGCGCTACCTGGTACGTTGAATGCTGTTGTTGATCCTTGTGAGGCAAAGTCTGAAACCGCTAGGTATCCACGGTTACGAAGAACTGTACCTGTTGGTGAGACTGCTGCAGATGCAACATCGTTAGCTGTCTTTGCATAACGGAATGTTGTTGTTGTTGGAACTGCAGTGATTGTGTATGTACCGTTGAAAGTGCTATCCACGCCAGCTACAGTCACGCTCTGACCTGCTAGGAAGCCGTGTGCGGTTCCTGTTGTCAAAGTAGCAACGTTTGATGTTAGAGACTTGTTTGAAACAGTGTTAGTTGCTTCATCAAACCATTGGTAGAAGCCCTTAAGACCTGTTGGCGCCCATGATGCACGAGCATATGAGTATGAACGCTCAGATGCTACTGGGAACTCCCAGCGGCCGTCTAGACCTGAATTGAAGTTAATGTTTCCAAGGCCGTAACCTTCGAATGTTGTAGCAAGCATGCCGTTTTCAATAACACGGTCACCTGATTGACGTAGCTTGACGTATGGGAATACCCAGTGGAAGTAAGGGTTTGTTGCTGCACGACGTCCGTCTGCAACAGCAAATGACCAAACTTCTAGTGCCACGCCGTTACCTGTTGGGTCATCGCCAACAGATGGTGCAGCCCAACCTACAGACTTGTTGTTTGGTGATGCGTATGAACCGAAGTTCTTACGAAGCAACAAACCGCCTGAGATTAGCTGTGAAAGTTCTGTATCTGGTTCGCAAATTGCGAGTTCCATTGTAATGCGCTTTAGAGTGTCAGGGGCTTTGTATGACACGCATACAGTGCCGTCAGCTGACTTCTCTACAATTTCGTCACCCTCTTCGTATTCAGGTGTAAAAGATGTGCGGAGGAACGCCGAAGTTGTGTAGCTGTCTCCTGCTCCATTGAGCAAGTTGCCAGCGGCGTCCAGTCTGGTGACTCGGATCGACACACCTTGGACGCTAGCCGCGTATTCTTGAGTGGCCATTCCAGTGTTCTCCTTCTATTGTTTTTGCTTAGGTGGTTGGTAGTGCTAGTCGTACTGTGTAGTGAATCGATGGATCAAAGTATACCGCAGCTGCACGAACCGCTTTGACTGTAAGGTCATTAGTGTTGGTGCTTACTGTAAATCCTTGTCCAAGGTTTTCGTTTACAACTTCAGGCTTGCTTAGATGTACGTCAATAGGTCCAGTTGCAAACATCCACTTGTTTGAAGCAGATGCTGTGGTGTTCGAGTCGTTAATACGACCAGCACCTGTGTAACCAGAACCAATAACTACCTCTGTACCTAAACGAGTCATAGCCTTGCCTGTTTTTCCGCCATCTGCTGGTGAGTAGATGAGGCGTGATCCAAGGATGGATGCCACATCACGAGTCATATGGATGACTCCATTGATACCTGCAGGTGAGCTAGAAATCGCTTGTTCCAACAGCATTAGGGCTGTTGCTGGAGCTAGAGCACCGCTGTTTACTACGGTTGCTGCTCCTGATTCTCTTAAAAAGTCATTCCCATTAGTTTCGGCTAGTGCTGCGACGCCTTCCCAAAGCTCACGCTCTACTGCCTTCTGTGACGCTACTTCAAGTTGCTTGATAGCGACCTTAAAACGATCTTCTCCAGTCAAACCAAACGCTGATCGAGTGTCTGTTACTTGGATAAAGAACGGATCGTACTCTTTGAACTGTGGGAGTGAAGAAGTGCCGATAACTCCACCAGTTACTGTTTCATCATTTACTGTAAAGATTTCAACTTCTGGTTGAGAGTCAAATTCGTAGGAGAACCCACGAACCCAACGCTCGTCATACTCTGCGCCACCGTGAGTCATTACACGAGCGACACTCAGAAGGCCACAAGGGGCAGGGGTCAAATCTGGTGCTGGATAAATCCCTCTAAACGCCATTTTTGATTCTCCTTTTTCTTCTGAGTGTCGACTCGGGTAATTAACTACTTATAGGTTTCGTGTACGGTTTAGTACTCGATAGCCGCAGCTGTTGCGCCACCTGTTGTGTCACGGAGAGCTGCTGCTACACCGTTCACTGAGATGGTTGATGTGACCTTGAGTGACTCAACGCCAATCTTTGCAACACCTTCGAAGGTTTCAACGAACATCTTGTAGTCGTTTGTGCCAACGAGGGTAGAGTCACGGATAACACCGAGGTCCAAAGTTCCGCCATCAAGGAACAAGAATGTTCCTTCAGCGAAGAGGTACCAAACGAATGTATCTGCGAACTCGTTCATTGCAGAAGCGCCCTGTGCATCTGTGAAGTCATCGATGTGCCATGTGACGTTGATGCCACGAGAAGCAATGAAGCCTTCGATTTCTGCGTAAGCGTTTAGTGTTGAATCGCCAGGCATTGCAAGAGCTAGATCTGCAGCCATAGCATCCTTGACCCAAACTGGGGCAATGACACGAAGTGGTGCATCTGCTTCTAGACGATGACGGCCACGGTAGTTAGCTGCTGCACGACCTAGTTGTACTAGGAAGTCACGAGCTACACCGATTAGTGAAGTTGATGTAACTGCTGTTGAAAGAGCAGTTAGACGAGTCAAGATCTGACCTTCTGCTTCACGAGCGTGCTGAATAAGACCAAGCTCGTTGTGGCGAGCGATCAATTCAGGATATGCACGAGACATCAAGTTACCGAACTGTAGCTGTAGTGTTACAGCATCAGTAGCAACTGTTGTCTCTGAAGCAGCAGCAACTGTCAAGCTAAGCTTTGAAGCTGGGCTTGGTGTCTCTGCTGAGTCGTTTGCTGCAGTCCAGATACCAACAGCGTTAGCGTATGAGCTAAGTACTGGTGGAGTTACGAAGCGGATACCGCCACGATCTGCCTGGAAACGAGGAAGTGCGTCACGAAGTGGACGAGCAGTTGTGCCAAGTCCAAAGATGTCGTACTTAACTTCGAATGGTGCTGAGTGGCCACCTGAAGCAACAAGTGCTTCTGGACCAGTTACAGCCTGAACCTTTGCCCAGTTTGACTCTGCATCCTGTGTAAGGGTGCGGCCTTCTGGGTACTGTGTAGTGATAGAAGCAACGATGTGCTGCTCTCCATCTCCACCATTAACACGACGAAGAGCGTGTAGACGCTTTTCCATCGCTACTGATACATCGGACATTGAGTCCATTGAGCTTCCAGCCGTATATCCAGGAATGTCTGCGCCCGCTGTGATTGCCACAGCTGCGGCAGAAGTCTCTGTGATAGGACGACGATCAGCCGGGACCTCAATGTTGAGGTTATCTGCGCTTGCAGTCACGGGTGCCTCCATAGTTTCTTGAGTCGTTGACTCAGTTAGTATTTCTTCTGTTGCTACTACTGAAGCTTCTGCACCATCTGCAACATCAGCAACTGCTGCTGCTTCATCTGAAGCTACTGCTTCATCTGCTACAACTGCTTCTGCTACTGCTTCATCTGCTACTGGAGCTTCTTCTGCTTCTGCTGCTGCTTCTGCAACAACTTCTGCTTCTGCTGCTGCTTCTGGCTCTGAGCCATCTGCAACAACAGCATCCTCGGCTACGGCTGCAGCTTCGGTAATATTTGATTCTGTTGAGAACTCTGCGGTCTTATCCGCTTCGGTTGACGCTTCAGACATTTTTTCCTCTTCCTTTTTCTTTTCCTCGTCCATCGCTTCTGATGGTGCTTCTTCTTCTGCTGGCATTTCTTCTGCTACAGGAGCTTCAGCTGCGGGAACTTCCTCAGAAGGTGCATCTGCTGGCTTCTCTTCTTCAACTGGCATCTCTGCCATTGCTTCAGTTTCTGCTGGCATTTCTTCCTTCTTCTCGGAATCGGATTCCATATCCTTTTCTCCGTCATTGCCATATACACGAGAAGCTGCCTCGGCTGCTCGTTGTGCGAGCTCCTGTGCTGCTGCCTCACGTCGCTTGAATTCACCACGAACGGTGTCAAGCATGTCGGCTAATGACGACATTGCGTCAACTGTCTGGGGAGTTGGATCTTCTTTCTCAACGGACTCAAATTCCTTGATGATCGAGTTTTGCAGGTCGGTAACTTGATCGCTATCGAGATCTGCTAACTGGTCCATCATGTCTTTGATTTGGTCCATACTGTCCCTCCTCCGGGTCAGTTGCGACAGGCACTAATAACCTGTCTCGCTTATCAGTCAAAGGCCGAGGGACTCACAGACGCATTAGATGCGTGGAGGCACTCCACCTAGTTATATATTACATTACTTCTTATTTAGTTATTTGTACGGTTTTTGATCAACTTAGGTAAGTAACCTAAGAAGCTTTGCCATCTGGGATGAGATCTCTGATTGGTTGTAGAGCTCACTTCCTGAGATGAATTTCTTGAGTTCGGCAGTAGCTACATCGGCATCTTCCTTGCCAATCTTTGCCTCTACCTTTGTGATCATATCTTCCATAAGGTCACGGAGAGCTGGTGGAACATCTGAGAAACGAATCTTCTGTGCTTCCTCACCAAAGGCAAACGGGAGGTTAGCAATAACCTTTCCAAGCTCACCTGCGCTATTGCGAACGTTCTCTAAAGATTCAGCATTTAGCGCTCCAGAGTCCAATCGGTCAATAATCCCGATCAATTCTGTGGCTGCTTTGGCTGCTCCAGCGTAGTCTCCAGTGCTATCGAAGTTCTCTGCCTCTTTAACCTTGTCAAGAACATTCTGAAGACCAGAGGTTCCTAGATCTTGCTTGATACGGGCTAGAACTGTTCTAAACTTTCCAGTTGCATCACGAGGTTGAGTTTCGGCGGTGTATTTAACACGGCCATCAGCATCTCTCTCTGGAGGTGCTTCACCATCAGTTGCTCTACCCTCTTCACGAGCCTTGGCTTCTTGCTTCAAAACTTCAACCTCTTCAGGGGTTAAATCCTTTAAATCCTCTGTTGCCTTGTCTGCAAAAAGTGCTTCAGAATTGGTTGCAAATTCTGCTCCAAGACGAGTTCCGTACTCTTCAGTACGAGACTTCATTGAAGCAACAATCTCATCTAGGTTTGAAGCAGCACCCTTCCAGTTCTCTGGAATAAGTTCTTCTCTACCAAGACCAATAGCACGCTTCATAATATGGCGCTTTACCTTGCCACGGCTTCCTGGCTTTGCACGGCCATAAGCCTGAATTGCATTCTTTAGATCCCCAGCATTTCTGATTGGGAATGAACCGTCATCTAGAGCCTTACCTTCTTTAGCTAGGCGCTCACGAACACGGCGGGAGATAACAGCAAGTTCTGTCTCTGGGTTCTCATCAAAATTTTGAGTCATGTAGTCGATGTCTTGATCTACATCTTCCTTGACTTTTTTGATTTTTGCAGCAAGCTCTAACTTCTTAGCAGCAAGAACTTCCATACGATTTGTCTCAAAGCGAGCACGAACATCGTTAGCAGAAGCAACTAGCGCCATCTTCTTATCTCCTTCAAGATCTGCAATGCGAGCATTGAGTTCTTCAAGTGGATCGTGCTTGAGCATAGCCAAGGTGCTTGCACCTGCTGCAACCAAAGCCATTACCTGACCTGATGCAACACGAGCACGAGCGATTGGGAATCCTGGAACATTTACCTGACATACGGCAACTAGTTCTAGGGAATTCTTAATTGGGCGCCAGTCACCTGATGGTGCTGATGCACGAAGTGCACGGATTTGTTCTGGGGTTGATCCTGGACGAACTGATCCAGCTACCCAAATACCATAAGCATCTTCTCCAGCATGGACATCTGCAATAGCAGATGCTGTGTCGTCATAATGACGAACTGCTTCGGAAGCTGATGCTTCTAGTCCAGCGTGTCCCCCCGCAAGAGTTAATTGTCCGACAGGAACATCTGTTCCGTTGTCAGTGCGAACTACTCCAGTATGGAAGTAGGCATATTTGCTACGGCTACGAGGAGGTTTAGTTCCTGCTGTCATACCGATATGGTCGACGTGCCATGCAGCAATGTGTCCGAATACTCGGCCATCATCTTCTACAGTAAGAGGTGTAGGTCCCTTAAGTTGTGGGTCGTTAAACCACTCTGTTGGTGGTGTTACTGGAATTGCTCCAGCAATCATTCCACAAGCAACTAGAGCCGAAGCTTCCAGAGCATTGACTCCCTCGACGTAAACTCCGTCAGGAATGTTCACTTCATCCTCCTCAACGTTAGCTTCGCTAGCTAACTGAATTGTGCACTCTTGGAAAGCAGGTTTAGGCACGATAGTCACAGCCATGACTCGTGCTTTTGTGATAGTAATTTTACCCGCATCTACCTTAGTGTCAGATCCGTTTTCATCATCTTTGCGCTCATCATCTGCCTCGAACTGGTCTAGGTCAGCTGACACTCCTCTGATGAAACCTCCACGCACTAGACGCTCGGCTTCCTTACCATATTCTCCAGTATCGAAATGACCCTTGGCATTTCCAATACCTTCATCAGTTCTTTCCATACTAGTGATCTGACCAACTACGACAGAACCATCATGTCCTTCGCCTGTTTTAATCTGCCATAGAAGTGGAAGAGGAAGTTCTCTCATATCGAGAGCGCCCTTTCTCATAATTCTTCCATCGCCAGACTCCATACCTTCTGGAATAACAAGAGGGATTAAGAACTCTGCACCTTGAGATTTTGCAGTCTCGTTGGTCTCATACGCCCCAGCAGTTAGGACTCTAGCCTTGGCATCTGCTGCCTTAGCTCTCATAACAAAAGTGCTCAAAAGCTCGTCATAAGAATGCATAGTGTTGACTGAAAAATCAGACTTTCTATCGTTTTTACGATCTCCTGGCCAGTAGCCATTCATCTCCTTGTGGCGAAGGGCGCAGTAGCCCTTGGCACGAGGTCCCATGTACTTAGCCAACTGCTTGTAGCAGCGAGTCCAATCTCCGGGAGTCTTCCAACGAATCTTGGCTGCACCCTTGCCGTAGGTCCAGTAACGACGAAGCTTTTCTGCTTGACCTTTATTGCGATCTAAACCACCTGCTGCAGTAACTGACTTCTTACCATCAACTTGCTCTAAAACATCAAGAAGATTGGTGTCATCTAGAACTACTACTGGAGGTGGTGTTGCACTACGAAGGTCAGAAAGAATCTGAGGTTCTGGAACCCACTTACCATCCTTACGAGTAAATGTTGTTGGAGTAGTGCTTACATCTGTTGAAGGAACTAGAGCAACTAAATCCATAACCGCCTGTGGATCATCTGGAGATACAACAGCCATATGAACAATTGGAACGTCTGATGTTTCTGGTGTCATATTTACTGGAGACTCGACAGATGCCTTAAGAGGTCTTCCTTTTTTATCTAGAAAAGGACTCTGAGCTCCTTTAGCATCAATATACTTTTTTGTGTCTGCAGGATCTTGAAAAGGAGTTGCAGTTCTAAGTCCGTTTTTATCTGCTTCTAACCATCTCTTCAGTGTTGGAATGTTATAGGCATTGACAGATTTTGTAGGCTGCTTCATTGCTTGAGGATAATATTTTGCAAGAGGATCTGCACTTCTTGCTGGAGGCTTTTCTGCAACTCCTGGTGTAGCAGATGTTGCTGTTGACTCTGCAGTGTCTGGAGATAATCTTTGATCAGCAACCCACTGTGGATAGTTTGTAAGCATTGAGTTTAAATTTTGTGCATTAAGAGGAGGTAGTGTTCCTGGCATACGAATTGGTGAATCCATAGGAGTACGAGGCTCACCAAGAATTCCGCTTGTATCTAGCTCTGTTTCAGCAAACCCTTGAGGAATTGGTGTGTAGGTATCTAGTGGCTCTGTAAGCTTTGCATTAACATCAATCATGTTGCCGTTATCAAGCTCTACCTTGACATTGCCTGTTGCATTATCAATAGAACGAATGTTTCCTTGATAGTTTGGACGACCACCGATTACTACTCGGCCACCCATCTTTGCAAACTTACCTGTCTTATCACGAAGCTGTGCTCCAGCATTTGCTGAGCGCTCTTCGGGAGTGTAGTTTCCATCGTTATCTGATGGAGCTTCTCCTGCCGCAGTAAGTGAGTCATCGTAATCCCACATGGATGCTTCTTCATCAGGCATGATGATTTCATTCATCAACTCCCAATCAAGCTCAGGGCGAGCATCAACAATCATCTTGTGTTCTTCTGGTTGAAGCTTGTCAATCCGATGAGCAATAAGAGGTTCGTTATCTAGAAGAGCAGCAATGAGAAGCGCTGTTTCTGTGTCAACAGGCATGTGTGTCTTAGGCACAGTGTCTTCGATATCATCCAACATCTTGTCATAGCTGTGGTGATCGTTGTCTGGGTTACCCATGTCGTCCCAGTTGCCGTCGTCCCATACATACATCAAACCATTAGGTTCAATGCGATATAGGCGATCAATACCAGATCCATCCATACGGATGCGAACAAAAAATTCAATTACATTATCTTCAGGCATTGTCTTTGAAGTAATGAAAGAGTCATAGTCAACAGCCTTTGGCATCTCGTGCTCGTATGACTCGTAGCCATAAGCAAGCATTGCATTTGACTTTGCTGCTTTATTTTCACGCTCTACAATTGCTGATGCCCAACGCTCTGCGGCATCTCCACCCCATAAAGCCCAAGCAATACGGCCATTAGATGGATAATTCTTTTGTCCCGGCTTGTAGCCAGTTCCCTTTTTATCTACTTGATGACGTGGGAAGTACTTAGCAATATGACGAACCTTGCGAATACCAATTTGTCCACCACGAGCAAGTGTGCGAGCAGTGTTCATACCTACTGAAGTGCCGCCACGATCTTCTTCCTTGCGCCATGCAAGTCCACGCTTTGCCTCTGCGATAACAGAGTCTGGAATTGTGTACATACGGTCGTTATTTGAAAATACTTTGATGTCAAGAGATGTTAAAGCAGCGGCTGCAAGCTCTACTGCTGTATCGGTAGGACGAGCACCCTTTGAGTCCCATTCGAAGGAAGCAATGAGAGGCTCTTTGATATCTAATGCAGTAACAATGTTTACAGAGTCATCTACAACAACGCCTTTATCGTCTGAAACAAAGAGAGCTCTAGTTCCGTTACGACCGATAAACTCCATCATATTTTTCCTGACTCCTCAGTTACTGGTCCGCCAGCTACCCATGCATCGCATGTTCTAGAAGCTGCACATTTAAAGTCGAATGCTTCACAATACCCTAGATCGCCAGCCTCGATTGAGCCCCAAGCGTCATTTCCTGCTTCATTTCCAAGTCCAGAAGCAATACAGTCAAGCATTTTTGGTGTTTGAATGAATACAGCGCAATTTCCACACAGGGATTTCTTTGCATCTTCAACTGGAACAGTCCAGCGATCTGCCTTTGCTTGCCAAAACTTGTTATTTGGAAGTGCTGGATTCATTGGTCCATAACCAGCAGTTTTGATAGCACCTTCTCTATTTTTTAAGTTTATAGCGATGTCTGAAGTAGCAGGAGGACATCCCTCTGATGTCTCGACTGCTGCAGTCATAGACTTGCCACTTTCTTCAAAAGAGTAGGCAACTTCATAGTCTTTAACTTGGTCATATGTAAGATAAGTATTTGCCTTCTGAGCAGCATCGAACATATCTGTAACTACTTTGTAGTCAGCAGGAAGAATGTCCATAATTGAAAGGTTCTCGAGGCTAGTATCGTCTGGAGACAAGGCAAGCCATTGGCCATCTACTCTTGTGAAAGTACCAAACTTTTCTGTAGAAAATACAGCTTGATAAACAACATTCTCGCCATTTGCATAGATTAAAGACATACCTTCGAGCGGGTAGGACTTAGCATTAGAAAGTTTCATAGCTTTTCCTCATCCTCAGGCTCATAGGAGTCAGCATTGGGATCAACCTCTGCCAGCTCGATAATCTTGCGATAAGCAGCAACGACAGCCTCGTTGTACTTTTCCTTATCTGACTTAGTCATTATTATACCGTCTTCTCTAGGTCTTCTTCTTCTTCTTCTGGATACTCTTCTTCAGAAGGCTCTGGGTTGTAGTCATCAGGTAGAGGGTCCACAATTTCATACTCAAAATCATCCGACATTTAGATTTCCCTTTCTGTAAGACTCTTTAAGACTTTCTGCAGCTTCACGACCAAGTACTTTATCAGTGATAAAAATATAATTCATTCTATACTCTACACCATGAGCGTCATGCCCCTCTGCCACGGCAATTGTTGTAGCAAAATGAGCAATTTCGTGAAGGATATTTGGCTCACTTTTCGCTAAAAGTCTGTTAATTTTTAATGATGACATAAACGCACCGTTTTTAAAGCCATAAGTATATTTACCACCATGGCTCTTACCACTGAACAGGCTAACTGGAGGTCTTCCTATCTGTCCTCCATCGCCAAAGGCTTCTACAAACCAATCGGCGGTGATTATATCTTTTACATAATTTTGAACACCTTTTGGAGACCCGTCTAAATGTTTTTCTCCTATTGAAGATTGAATATTTGTTGATCTTTCAAGGTAGTAGTTATTAAAGTCTTTAACATATTTTTTATGAGCTGCTATATAAGAGTCACTATCTTGAAAATCTGCACGTCTAGGGGCAGCAGGTGGTTCCATATCTTTCTGCAGTTGAGGCTGGTATTTTTCTTCTGCACCATATACTTTTTTAATATCTACATCGGTACGATTTACAGCTTTGGTAAATGCTTCTCTAGGGCTAAGATCGTGTCCACCTTTTATACCAGCAGGTTTGATGTCATCTTCTTGAGCAATCTCTTCTCCAGTTTTACCCTGCTCGCCGACATTAGGTTCAGGAGTTGACTCTGGCTTTAACCCTGCATCTTCTGCAATTTCATCGCCAGTCTTACCTTCGCTACCAACACCTTCGCCAACAGGCTCTTCAGGGTTTCCTTCTTCATCAACCTTTGCTGGCTCTTCTTGCTTGCCTAGCATATGGTCTACAGCCTTTTGTGCTTGCTTGGCTGCCTTGATAATCATTGTTGGATCGTTCTTAAGAGCTCCAAGCCATGACTTTGCATAAGATGCAACGTTACCGAAGTCAATCTCAACTCCAAGACGAGCAGCAACAAGTGCTACAGAGATTTCTGCAATAAGTTCTTCTTCACCACGGCTTGCCTTATGAGTTCCGTAGTTGTCTGTAAGATCCTTGCGGTTTACACGAGATGTGTGCCCTGTGCTGTGTGCAAGTTCGTGAACTAGAGTCTCAAACAAGTCTTGCTCTGCACCGAACTGCTCACGAAGTGGCAAGTGAATAGTGTCTGTTACTGGTGAGTAGTAAGCGCTGTCTTGAGACTTGTAGAAAATCTCTGGACGATCCTTGTATGTGTCAAGAAGAGTCTGCTCTGCTTGGCTCACTGGGATTGGCTCACCCTTAACTAGTGGAGGGAGATTAATGCCCTCTGCTTGTTCTACGTTAAAGACGTTAATGATCTTTGGCGGTGTGTAAACAAATACCTTTTCGATAGTTCCATCTGGCTGCTTAACATCCTTGAACTTTGGAGTCCAGTGGATGATTGATGTTGCCTTTTCGCCACGCTTGATGTTTCCGCCAAGCTTTTCTGCTTGCTTGTATGTAAGCCAACGATTGTCTGACCAACCATTGCGCTCCTGAGCTGCCCAGAGTACAAGGACGTTTGTTCCTTCATACATCTTGCCAGTTGCAACGCTAGTTGGAAGGAATCCTCCGCCAGTCCACGGCTTGCGCCAAGGAGCAGTTCCTGCTTCAAGGGCTGCAATAATTGCATCTGCAATCTTCTGAGTAGCTGGGTCAATCTTCTTTGCAGTTTCCTGTACTTCATCACCAAACTCTTCTGGTGTAACTGGTACTGGATCTGTTTCAATGTTCGTTGCTTGCAATATTAAAGATGATGGAGTTGCTTGCTCATCTTCTTCAGATGTGTAGTCATTAACCCAGCTAAGAGGTCCTAGGTAAACTTCTTTCTGAGCACGAGTAATTGCAACATATGCAAGACGAAGTTCTTCTGGTGCTGGCATATCAATCTCGCCAGTCTCCTTATTAAACTTTGGACCCCAGAAGTCATCAAATATACGAACCTTGTCCCATTGCAGACCCTTTGATTGATGCGCTGTGGTAATAACTACATCTGCCTTAACTGGCTCGATGACACCCTCAAGGATCTTCTTAAGTTGGTTGAGCTTATCTACCTTCTTAAGATCATCTTCAATTGTAAGGCGACGATCATTTGCCCAAGTTCCGTCTGGATTCTTTCTTGCCTTAAATCCTGCTTCTTTAAGCTTTTCGTTATTAAACTTAAAGAATCCAGTGAGGACAATATCATCACCTTCGATCTTGTAAGTTACATCTTTATCTAGCTTTCCAGTAGAGCCATCTTCTACCTTATCTAGAGTAAGAGGCTTGTAGTTCTTAAGAGCAATCTTGCTTTCTGGAGTTTCTTCACGCTCTACAACAACACGATCTAGAATGTCACGAATACTCTGCATACCGTTTTGTGTTACCAAGTCGTAGAAAGCCTTAACTGGACGAGCTTTTCCTTCTCGCACTGCAGTAGAAAGCTCTTCCCAAGAGTCGTACATTCCAATTTCTGCATTGTATTTTGCTGGCTTTGAGCCTTTCTTTCCGCCCATTAGCCAACTTGTTGTATCAATAACTTCTTCAAGTCTTGTCTTGGTTGATTGACTAATACCTACAGTTTTTCCTTGCTCAAGATACTCAAGCATTGCCTTGAATCCGCCACCATTTGTGCGAACAAGAACTGCATCTGGGTCTGGCATCTGGTCAAGACTTTCTACAACCTTACCTTGATCTTTACCAGCTCCAATGACTCTCTCTGGCTTTCCAGCAACAGCAAGGAAACGGTTAGCAGGTGCTGCAATGTTTGGACCGAAACGGAATGACTCTGTGATTTGAAGCTTCTCTGCTCCTTCAAGAGTATCTAGTTGATCCTTAGCTCCACGGAAGCCATAGATAGATTGGTTTCCATCGCCAACAAATACCTTTTGTACATTTTGCTTACGCACCCAGTCACCAGCAACATCGTTAATATCCTGTGCTTCGTCAAAGAAGATAATGTCTGCTGCAGGAATTACCTTGTCTGGATTTGTAGTTTCTGAATCTGGAGACATTGTTACATCAATGCCATTAAGTTGAACATATTTTTCTGGGAAAGACTGGTTCATTGTCAAGCGACCCTTAGGGCTTGAGATGTCGTCCCACCAGCGGTTTGCGTAGTCAATGAATACTTCAGGAATATCTACAAAATTATCTGTGAAGTGCTTAGGCATAATCTTTTCATCGGCACTTTGTGCAAATGCTGTTACTGCCTGACGAACAACTGCAACTACTTCTCTACTTGAGAGAGTTGCTTCTACCTTTGTTCCATCCTTCTTAATCTCTGTGACCTTAACTGGTCCGAACTCAAGATGGTCTGCAACTTCTGTTGGGAATCCAATAGATGTCTTATCGAAACTACGCTTTTGCATCCATGTAGGTGAGTGGTGCCAAGCAACCTGTGTGTTGGTTCTTGCAATCATATTTGAAGGACGATCTGGGTCTGCATTGAGTTCTGCAGCTACAGCCTTATTAAAGGCAATGTAAAGAATAGTTTTTTCTGGATCTTTTTCTGCAACAGCCTTTGCAGCCATCTTAAGTGTGCTGGTCTTGCCTGTTCCAGCAAGAGCCTGAACAATTACATCCTTACCAGAAACTACAGCATCAATAACTGCTTGCTGTTGCTTAGTTGGCTTGATTCCCTTTGGCTCTGCATCAGGGCTATCTGCAATAAAATCTGGATCTAGTTCATCGTCTGGGCTACCTGCAGATTCAATTGGGAACTCTTGATTAAGAGAGATCATTCCCATATTTTCAAGGTCAGGTTTTTCTCCTAGAGGAAGAGTGACTTCATCTTTCTTTTCAATAGCTGTGTATAGGTCTGGAGATCTAACGCTGAACCACCAGTTTGGAATAGATGGATTATCGAAATAGAAAATTTTTCCATCTGATTTGATAACTGCTTCAGTGTTGCTTGGACCAATCTTGACAATAATATCGTCTGGTTCAAAGTCTTCACGATATTCAAGCTCTTTTTTACTTGGCTTTACAAATGTATATGTTGCCTTTACAGGTTTTCCAGTAGAAAGACTTGGCATAAATGCTGTAACAGATCTTTGATGACCCTTGTCGTACTGAGAAATATCTTGAACTGCCGCTGTGAGTTCTGCTAATGCTTCAGGGCTTACTTGGCGGTAGTTTAGATCAAGAGCGTACTTCATTCTCTTTTCTTCGTTTTCTTTCCAAATTCTGCTTCGCTCTTCAGCATCCATAACTACAGGCTCTTCAGGGACTTCAACTGTAGGAGTGTTATCTGCAACATCTCCAGTAAGAAGTGAAGTTAGTTCTTCTGTTGATTTAGGAGTTTCATTAGGATTTACTGGCTCTCCAACTGTTGGAGGTGTTGTATCTACAAAGAAACCGCCACCATCATCTGGATTAATAATCTGTAGTGAACCTGCTGAAATGTTTTCACGCTTAGCAGCGTCATCAAACTTTACCTTGACATAGTTCTTGTATCCACGAGGACCGTATGTTGTAAGGATTGCTCTGACTTCACCCATGCGGCCGTGCTTAACTCCACGAACTCTATCGCCAACCTTAAGAGCAACACCATCTGCTGAAAGATGATTGATAGATGCATCTGGACGAACAGCAAGTACTGCAGTTTTAGTTGTGTCATCTACTGGAAGACCCTTAACTGCTTCCTCAACAGTAGCGTCTGGCTTAGCACCAGATGTAATTGTTTCGATTGCATCTGAGACAACACTCTGAGTCTCTTCTGGAGTAATAGACTTCTTACCCTTAGGTGTAGCTGTCTTTGGCTTTGTCTTAGGTTCTGGAGCAACAACTACTGGCTTAGATACTAGATCTTTAACTTCTGCAGGTGTCTTACCAGCTAGTTCATTACGACGACGAAGTGTTCCCTTAAGAACCTTTCCATTAGACCAACCAATTCCTGGAGACTTCTTCTCTGTAACTCGTGTGCTGTATAGCTCACCAGTTGAAACAATTCTACGAATAACGATAGTTCCGTTTGGATCTTCTGGGTCTTGTTGAAGCTCTACAACTTCGTGGTATCCGCCACCTTCAGCTGGGACAAAGTCACCAACCTTAATATCACCAACAGTTGCTCCGCCTTCGTCAACAACAAATGTGTTTTCATCATCTTCGATCCAAGAGTTGTTAATCTTTCCACCAAAGATTGACTCGTAGGCGTACTCTTCAGCAGTATCTGTGCTTCCTTCAGATCCAAAGCCAGATGTTGTCGTAGGCTTACCGAGCATCTCATCGACAGATACTTGCTCTCCAGACATTCCACGTTTGACTGCTTCAGCCATAGCAAGCTCTGCTTCTTGCTTCTTAAATGCTTCCATCTTTTCGTTATATGCAGAACGCTTGGCGTTAAACTCTGCAAGGCGTGTTGCACTATCAAATTCTCTATTGTCAGGCTTTATGTCTCCAAGTAAGCCTTCTAGAATCGCTGGAAGAACCTCTGAGTCAGTTCTAGCGTCATGCCACTCTTCATCTGTCTTCTCAATGCCGTAGCGCTTAGCAACTTGACCGAGCTTATTGCCCTTAGGAGTCATGCTCTTTGCTAGTTCAAGAGTATCGATAACACCATCCATGTTGTAATCGATACCAAACTTCTTAGCCCACTTCTCAAATGTATTTGTATCAAACTCAGCGTTGTGTGCAACAAAGATTGCATCTTGTCCAGCGAACTCTGCAAATGCACGAAGCTGTTCTTCGATAGATGGTTGGCTTGCTAGGAACTCGTCGTCAACGATTTGTCCGTCTGAGATAAGTAGCTTCTCTGGGTCAAGAACTTTATTTCCATCTGCATCTGTCTTGTAGTAGAAGTCTCCAAGAGGTTCACCTGGGTTGATGAATAGGTTGATCTCTCCAACCTTCTCTCCACCTTCCCAGACAGATGCTGCAACCTGAATAGGTGCATCAGGATTATCGTTATCAAACTTTCCAGTTCCTACTGTTTCAAAGTCAAAGTAAACAACTCTCTTGCCCTTAAGAGCTTCTGAGATTGCAGCTCCATCCTTGAGGTTTGCAAGCTCTGCAGCTTTACCAAAGAATGCTGGACGATTTCCACGGTCCCAGTTGCTTGGCTTTTGTACCAGCACCGCTGGGATATCTGTAGCTGTTAGGTTAGGTGTGTATGCACTACCTGCTTCTTTTCTTGCTGCTGAAATTTCTGCATTCTTGTCTTTGTAAGCCTGACCCTTAAGAGTTCCTGGCTCAATACTTTCGATTGCTGGCTTATCGCCCTTTGCAGGAATGTTCTCTGCCTTTTCTCCACGGAGAACTTCAACAGATGTTCCGACCTTCCAAGACTTAACTTGTGATTCATGTCCTGGGTAGTATCCACGGATCTGAACCTTTTCTTCAGCTGGCTTTCCATCTGCACGCTCAACCATAACTGTACCTGGAAGAACTTCTTCAATAACAAAGAACTCGCTGAGATTATCTCCATCACGACGGAATGCAATGTCGTTTGGCTTAAGATCCTTACCAAGTGCATTAACAACGTGAAGAGTGTTTTCAGGTGTAAATTCTTTTACAGTAGGTTCTACTTCTGGAGCATCCCATAGTGCTTTCTGAGTAGCTAGTTGCTCCTGATACTTTTCCATATCTTGTTCAAATTGCTTTTGCTCAGCTGGGTCTTTTAGTTCCCAATCGCCATTGACCTTTGTAAGCTTTCCGTAATCACCCATCTTTGGCTGATTGAGTTCAGGTAGATCTCCCTTTGCAGGAGGAGTTACATCACGATAAACATCGAAGAGAACATCGTCTGCCCAAAGTTTGCTTGACTGCTCTACTCCGCCAGGGTAATAGCCACTTACACGAGAAGCTGGAACCATTTCTCCATTACGCTTCTTTTCAAATCCTGGTTCTACCTTTGTAACTGTAAAGAAGTCCTTAGTCATAACATCGCCTGGCTTAAGATCTGTTGTCTTAGCTGTTGCAATGCGTGGGGTTGTTACGATTACTGCGTCTTCAATGTTAGATTCATCAATTGTGCTTGCAGGTTGTTCTGGCTCAGAAACAATCTCTACTTCTCCATCACCAATGTCTGGAGTATCAGCCTTAGATCCTCTCTTAGGATCGACATTCTTGATGTATTTCCATCCCCAAGTTTCGTTAACATTACGACCTAACGCCTTGAGAGTTTCTGTATCTAGTTTTGCAAGCTCGTCAAACATAGCCTGTACTTCTGGAGCAAGATCCTTAGATCCCTTTCCAGCAGTTTGATACATTCTAGGACCAAAGTTAGCAAACACAAGTTTGAAGATGAGAACCTTACGCTGTGTTGTAGGTTCTGGGATTTCAGACTCTGTTGGTGTTGTCTCTTCTGGAGTTGTAGGAGTCGCCTCGGGAGCTTCCTCTTCTTCCATATCAGTAACAACCTGTGTTGTTACATTCTCCTCTGAGGACACATCTTCTTCGGAGGTAGCTTTTGGCTTAGGCTTGAAGTTAGGAACTATTTCTGCAGGAGTTGGAGTTGCCGCTGGCTTTTCTTTTCTAGATTCTTGAATAGCCTTTACTGCATCTTCCATCGTGTCATATTTGCCGAACTTCTTTACACCGTTTTTATCACGGACAGTCCACTTACCAAATACTTTTCTCAAGACAAAGTTATCAAGCTCCCAGTCTCCAAGTCCATTAGGAACTTTAATAACTTTCTCGCCAGCAACGTCAAGTGTTTCAGGTCCATCATTCTCTAGAGGACTCTTAACAGACTGAGGCTTAATTCCAACAGTTAGCCAGTTGTTTTCGCCAGGGAACTCTTCTTCAAACCAAACAGTTCTATCTAGACCTTTGCCAGTAATTTCTTTAACTTTTTTATACTTGCCTCTGTGTAGAACCCTATCGCCAACTTTAATATAGTCGCCTCTAAGATCTATAGGTACTTCTGGATCACGCTTGTATCCAGGAAGTCCTGGAAGAATTCCATTGGGACGGAAAGGTCCGTCACTTAGTGGGGCTGACTCGCCCTTCATGTTCTTTTCGTGATAATCAAATGCTTCTTGTGGATTATTAAACTCAACTGACTGCTCTAGAGAGCCACCAAGAAGGAACCAATACTTAGCACCTGGTTCATCAACAAGATCAAGAATTGTTCCATCTTCATTCTTAGCAAGAGTTGCAGACTCTGGATCCTTTGACCAACCTTCTGGCAAAGTATCTGGAAGTGCGTCAGCAATATCTGTCTTGTCTTTTGAAACCTCTGGGCCAGCAACATCTGTAGTCTCTGGTGTTAAGTCTTCTGCTTCTGGTTCTGGAGTTTCATCGACTGCATCTAGATCAAGTCGAGCTTGTCCTTCTCTTTCGAGTAGGTCGATTCCAAATCTATCTTTAAGTTCCTTGAGGAAAGCCTTAGCTTGCTTTTCATCCATGCCAGACTTTGTTTCAGCCTTAGCGTCTGGGTTCCAATCAAAACCGTTGTCATCTAGGAAGTCTTTAACTTCTTGAATTCTAAATGGAGCCTTCTTACCAGAGCGAAGCTCTAGGCGATCTCCTCTTAGACGATAAGAAACTTGAGGTGCAATTGCATCCTCTTCTGCCTTCTTCTTATCTTTCTCGATCTGCTTATCAAGCTTTGCAATTTCTTTTGCAAGAGTTGCACGAACAGAGTCGATTGCTTTGTTTTCAATAACATCTGACTCTGACAAATCTTGCTTAGCAAGATCGAGTTGCTCGTCTGCTGCCTTAAGAATGTTTCTTTCATTCTCTGCAGAGCGCTCGCCAGTTCTGAAGTCTTTGAAACCACCACGAACTGACTGCGTAGGATCTTGCAGAATATCAAGTGCATACTGAACACGAGCTGAAGGTCCTGGTTCAAAACCATATTCTCCAGTGTCAATTGCCTCTACTTCACTTCCAGCCTCAAAGCCTTCCATCTCTTTATCCTGATAATCAGAAAGAAGAGGGCTATCAAATGTTGGATCATTAAAGAAACCAGTAAGTCTTGCAAAGTCTTTATTCTTCTTAAGCATCTCGTGGAAACGAGGATCCTTAGATGTTTCATCAATCCAATCTTCTGATCCCCAGCCTTCCTTGAGAGGATCTTTTCCAGCCTTAGTTCCCTTGCCTTCATCTGGAATTCTTGGTGTAGGAATTTCTGCTACAGGCTCTTCTTCAAGAGCAACTTCATCTTCTGGATCTACTTCATCCCAAGTTCCATCTACAACTTGCTGATTAGTCTCATCCATGTCGAAGTTACGAAGCTTCATTGCATCACGAAGTACTTCACTTGGTACTTGGATAGTTTGAACTTCGTTATTTTCGTCTAGATCTCCAAATGGTGCATAACCATCTTCGTCATACTTGTTTTTAATCGCTCCGTTGTATGACTCGACAAGATCTTCATCAGGAATATCTGAGTTAGCAATCTCTAGAGCTTGAGCACGCTCTTCTTCACTAAGAATTCTATTTTGTGGAGGTGTAGAACCTTCTGGCCATTCAACTGGAGCATCCTCTGAAAGATATGGAGTGTAATCCTTGTTCTTATCAAACTCTGCTTGCTCTTCTTCAGTAAGTCCATCAATAAGAGCAGGGTATGTAGATGGCTCTGCATCTTCAGTAATCTCTGGGATATCTGCATCAGGAGTTTCCTCTTCTGCAGGTGCTTCTGGTTCTGGCTCTGGAGCCTTTGTTACTTCATCAAATACTTCGCCGAGCTTCTTTGGCTCGCCAACTTTGCCTTCTTTATCTGCTTCACGCTTTGCAGCAAGTGCATCTTCGTTCTCGTTTGTTCCAAGACGCTTATCGTATGCTTGAGCAAGTGCGAGTTCTGCGTCTCCGCCCTTTTCATCAATTGCCTTGAGGATTGCCTCTGCTGGAACTTCTTGCTCTCCACCAGTAGGTTCTCCGTCAGGTCCAACTGAATCTGGGAATGTTAAACGACCAAGACCAGTATCAAGTGCATCATCGAGACCTTCAACAAGTTCATCACCTTGGAACATGTTTGCAAGAGATGCAGGGTCGTCATACTCAGATACTGAGCGATATGGTGCAGTTGGGTTAGTTACTTCGTAAGTATCTTCTGGAACCTTGTATTCAAAACCTTGTGGAGCCTCTGCGTCAGCTTCTGGCTCTGGAAGACGTGCAATCTCTTCCTTCTTAAACTTATCTTGCTGATCTACAAGTGGAGTCTCATCTTCAGGAGTGTTGTCATCCTGTGTGATTCGTGCAAGAGGTGTACGACCCTCTTCTTCATCGAGGAATCTTTGGTCTGCTTGAATTCTCTGCTGTGCATCGTTCCAACTCTGTGTGTAAGCAAATGGAGTGCCACCACGACGTGAAACTGCGTAGATTGGCTTCTCTGGATCCCAGAACTGCTTACCTGTATCTGCATCTGTCTCGCCTTGCTTATCAACAGCGGCATCATCTAAATCTTTTTCAGCTCTGATCTTGTTTGTTTCGACAATATCTTCCAAAGCTCGCTTGTTACTGTCAAACTTAACTACATCATAAGCCTGATCTGTGTACTTAGTTGTTCCCTGCTTGCTTCCCTTCTCATCCTTATCGAATGAGCTTGGGCTTTCCATAAATGTAAGGTCTGCTTCATCAATGATTGGATCATCCATATCATCTGCTGTTGAACCAGCACGAGTGAAGCCATCTTTCTTTGCTTCATCGCTAGCTAAGAAGTTTCCACCTCTTGATTGACGAATTGGCATTGCAACAATGCGACCATCGCCAAGTTCAACGTCTGCAAGTTGTGGACTAAAGATGTTCTGACCAACTGCACGACCTGAAAGGCTTGCTGTGCTTCCATCACGACGCTTTACCTTGATACCAAGTCCACCAAACATCTCAACCCAACGGCCGAGGCGATCACGGAGCTGGAGAGCAACACGAGCACGCTTTGCAGCAGCAGAGTTTCCTCCACCATATGCTGCAGTCATTGCCTCTAATGGAACATGACCCTGTGGAAGGTTCTCGAGGCGTGTAATTGCATAAAGTTTCTCTGGAGAATTAGCTGGAGCAAGCATCGCAGATGCAATAAGTGCCTTAGCGTTCTCGTCGGTGATGCGTGGATCATCTGTGACCCACTGAACGTGTGTACGAATGATTGCAGATGCAGTCATCGAGTGTTCACGAGTAGAACGAGGGTGTGTAAGAGGTAGAAGGTCTGTGTTAAATGCTGTTAAGCCAACTACCTTGTTGTATTTTGCAAGTGAGATGTAGTTTGAGAGTTCTGTGAGCGCTTGGTGCTTACGAACTGAAAATGGGAGACCTTCAGAAGAGTGTAGAGAGCGAGAAACAACACGAAAAGCTGAGCGACGATTAACTCTACGGGTATTAGTTGTAAATTCATTAGCTGCCTCGATCATCTGTAGTGCTTCACTGCGAATAATGCGTGCCTGTTGGCGAGTACTAAAGATAGTCTCGCTCTGAGAGAGGATGTGAAGCTGTCTTTGATTCTTCTTAGACATTATCTTCTCCCTTTTTAGGCAATAGATCTGAATCCATGCTTTCGTAACCTAGTGATGCAAAATTAGCTGCTCTTTTAAATGGATTTTCATTGTTACGAACTCCACGAAGCCAAGCTGCACGAACTGCATGCTCTGCCTCATAGCCAAACCCTGAGAACTCAGCTAGAGAGAGGATGGCGTGCTCTGGAGAGTCGTAATCTTCTTCATCTTGTAGTTCTACAGTAAGTTCTTGTTCAAAACGATACTCTTCTGAAATCTGTGCAAGCTCTTCTACTGATTGGATTTCGTTTCCGAGTTTTTCGCCTTCGAGAATTCCGACATCAACGACCCCATCTGGAATAACCGCGAAACGACACTTCCCCTCGTCCTCGACTTCGGTTTCGATGATTCTGCACGAGCCATTACCCATGTATAGAACACATGAAGAACACTTGACTCCGATTCCCTTGTACTTGTTTTCTGCGGCTGGGGTATATCCTGCCCAAATTCCTGTTGCATCTTCATTAAACTTTCCATACTTCTCAGCGATCTCAATGAGAGCATTAGCTAGGTCTGATTCTTCTGGAACTAGTCCAGCCGAAGCAGTGATTGAGTTGTTCTTCTTTGTTGAGCGAGGATGCTTTGCTGGGAGCAAGTCGTTGTCTGACTTGTAAGCTGAGTTCGCTGGCTTACCAGACTTGAGCATCTTTAAAAATGCATTAACACGAGCCATAGCCCACTGGTTGCGAGTCATGCCGGGACGATGTGAAGTGCTGTAAGCACCTGCGCCACGACGATAAACTGCTTTAAGCATTCCTAAAGTTGCACGACGGCCATCTCTAGCCTTTTCATTATGTGTCGCTACTTTTTCCTGCAGAGACTTCTCTACTGCTTTAGAAAAAACTACTTTACGAGATCCTGATGCAGATCCCTTTTTATTTTTGCTAGAACCTTTAATTTGATCTTTCTTAGGAGCTTTTGCGTCAGACATTTTCTGTTCCCTCAGGTGCTGTCTCTGCATCTGGGGATTCAGCAACGTTTCCTGCTGCCTCTGCACCTGCTGATGCTTGCTGAAGTGCTTGCTCAACCTCTGGAGGTAGCGGGGCAACGGAAGCTGCTTGCTGTGCGCTGCGAATTGCATTCATAACATCTGGTGCAACTGCTCCGAGCATTGCTTCTGTAAGTTCTGGTGTGAGGGCTCCACGCTCTGAGAGCATACGGATTGCCATCTCTGTTGGAGTTGGTGCATCTTGATCTGAGAAGCCATGAGCACGACGCCATGTGTCGTAAGAAACTGCACCACGATCAAATCCTGAATCAGCATCTGCTGCACGGTCATTGCGAGTTGCAATTGCTGATGGGTCGTACCAAACAACAATGCGGTTTACATCTGTATCTGTAAATCCACTTGCGATAAGGTATGGACGAAGATAAACAACAGTAAGTGCATCTGCAATAAGCAACATCATTGGTTCGATGTGTGACTTGTAAAGAGTTTCATCAATCTGAAGTGCGTTTGAGTACTTAACATTTGCAAGACCTGTAACAACATCCTTTGGAACATCAAGTCCCTGCAAGATGCGCTCTAGAACACGGTCACTGCGCTCTGCAAGCATTGGATCAAATGAACGCTCAAACTTAAACTGCTTAATCTTGTCGCCAAGTTCTGCAGGACCACGAATGATTAGCGGAACAACTGCTGATGCGGACTCTTCGTCACGAATCGGAGTTGTCATCGCATCCATTAGCTGCTCTTCGAACTCGTCTTCTGCTTCTTCAGCAGTAAAGTTTGGACCGATACCATCCTCAGAATCGTAGGGGTAGTCTGGATCCGCTTGCGCCGCAACCGAAAGACCATCAGGAAGATAAAGAGCACCAGCATTGAGGCGAGAACGAGCAGTAGCACGGAATGTCCTATTCAGTAGAAGGAGTTCGGCACAAAGATCAAGAAGACCACGCAAAGATGAATCTGCTTCATCAGAGAAACGTGGGTGTGAACGCCAGATGCGTCCTACAAATGCATTCTTTGAAAGTTTTGTAGTTAAACCGTTATTATTTTGTCCAGAACCAGCTTGTTCACGACGACCAATAACATTAAATCCACCCTTTGGATCTGTTGTTACTTCATCAACAGAACGAATATCCCAAGACTCGGGTAAACCAGCTCCAGCTCTAGCTGGCATTTGAACGAGGTAGCATTCCCCAGTAACCGATAAGTTAAGTGCTGCATCTTTAAGTAACCCTGCCTGTCCTCCGTATGCGGAATTTAAACGATCAAGTGCACGCTCTGCTGCTTGAGCTAAACGATCATCAATCTTATCTGAGTTGCGAACAGATACTGGAGCCTCTGCAGGATCATCAATGACTGCTGCATAAATTCTAATTCTTGAAACAACTGATGCAACTAAATTAAATGCATACTTCACTTCACCGATTGCGTCGTAGTATTCCCAAGCTTCTGCTTGCCATGCGCTAGACCCTGCTGAACGACGAGTTCTAAACTGCTCGTATTCACCTTTGTCATTAATTTTTAATTGAGCAGCCGCTGCAGTAAGTGCACGAGGTGTTGAATAGCTAACAGACTGAGCTTGGTTTGTGAAGATTGTTGAGATTGCTGAAGGAGCAGATTTTTTAGGAGCGGGAGTGACTGGTGTGGAATCGTCGTTGGTGAATATACCCATGTTTACTCCTCGTCAATTCTGCTGCGGAACATGAGGGCTGTCACTTATCCTCATATGCGGTCAACAATCCTGCAATAGCAGACAACGCTGAAATCGTTGCAACTATGTAGGTTACTTCAGGAATAATGATAGCGGATAATACAAAACCTGATCCTACCCAGACTGACATGCACCACTCACAGGTCAGTAGATACCCGATGAAAGACTTTTCTGGAGGGCACTTCTTCCAGATCCAATTACGGATAGGGTTGAGGATAGTGTCTCTAGTAAAGAGGCGAGTTGTGCGATAGGTAGCAAGACCTAAGATGGCGATCTGTAGTGCTGAGAACTCACTCATTCGACTGGATCCGATGTTGAATAGACCGAACTGTTCTGTCCATAAGGATTCCAAGTGCGTAGACGTGATCCACACCCGCAATTCTCATCCTTGGTAAAGGCGATGGTCTTGCCTGTGTCGGTTTTAA